TAACCTTATCTATATTAGTTAAAATTATATCATGTTGTTGATATTCGGGTAATATATAACTGCTAAACGAGCATTTACTCCTATGTATCTCTGACAATAAATCACGATTATTTAAATATTTCACTTTCTTTCCGGTTGGGGATATGTGTGTGGTCATTGTTATTATTATTTTCCTTGGTTGTAGCAGTTTAACACATTTGTAATTCAAATGTCAACAATTGTTATAAGAGCATTTTATTTATTGGTTAAATACACTATATAGGAAATTATAGATCATGGCAGATAATTTAATGACCGCCGGTGCAGGCAGAGGAATACTTAATAATACAGGCGAATCTCTTGCATGGGCCGGCGGCACTGGCGGCGGCCGCGGCGTACAAGGTGGACCTGCATTCGGAGAACGAGATGTACCGGGTGTACCGGATGGAGCTGAACCAGAACAACCAATAGAAGCCGAAACTGCATATAAAAATGCAGATGGAATTGATGAAAGTACATCAGAAGAATCAATGCGTGTACGTATACGGGTTCCGAGAAAATATCTAGTAGATAGTACAACAGGCCCAGGTAATCAATTAGAAAACTTAGGAGGAATAATTTTTCCATTCACGCCTAGTATTAGTTTTGAAGTTAAAGCAGACTATACTGCTTCAAATCCATTACATTCAAACTTTCCTATTAATTTTTATCAAAGAAGTAGTGTTGGATCAATTAGTATTACTGGAAAATTTTCTGTAGAAAATTGGGTAGATGCTGGAATGTATCTTTCTACAGTAAAATTATTAAAAGCATTAACTAAAATGCGTTCAGGCGGCTCAACCGGCGATCGTGATAGTGGTGCACCTCCGCCAGTATGTCGACTTGATGCTTACGGTGAGTTTATGTTAAAAAATGTCCCAGTAGTAATTACTAGTTTTAGGGTAGAACTTCCTGATTCAGTTGATTATTTTTTTTACGACAGTAAGTATTATGGAAAAGCATCAGTTCCTGTAATGTCTACAATAGCAGTTACATGCTTGCCAATGTACAGCAGAAGCGAGATGCAACGATTTTCAGTTACTGGATATCTTGCCGGAACATTTGCCGGTGAAGGATTTATATAATGTATAACAATACTAGTCCTTATTATAAAACATCTGTAACAAACGGGTATCTCGATGTTATAGAATTTAGAGATATTCCTAGCGAACGAGATGATATACTATTTGAAGTAACAGCAACATATGAAAATAGGCCAGATTTACTTGCCAATGATGTCTATAAAGATTCTAGATTATGGTGGGTTTTTGCAGTTCGTAATAAAACCATTATTAAAGATCCTATATATGATTTAAAAGCAGGTGTAAAAATATATCTTCCTAAAATGTCTACCCTTAAATCTGTACTAGGAATTTAATATGGCAGAAGAAGCACCTCAATCAGATAATGTCAGTAAAAAAACTGAAAAAACTCCTGATGAAAAATATGAAACAGAATCTAAACAAATTGTAGAACAGTCAAGTGAAAAAAATCCACTTAATGACTATAGATCTGTAACTTATCATTTCACAATGGCTGCACTTGATAATAGTAATCTTAAAGACCCTGAATCATATAGAAATAGTCAATTAAAATTTGTTATACTAAGATCCGGTGGTAAAGGATTTACGGGATTAAGTCCACAAACAAGATTAAGTGATACTCAATTAACTGATTCAAAAAAATTAGATGATTCGGGTGAGAACTATGACAAGTATTCTAAAGTAGTTAATAAAGCATCTGCTGATGCAGCATTGTCTAAAAATCAAGAACTGACTGCTGGGTTCAACAAAGACAGCCCCGGCCGATTTGATATGTTTATTGAAAATGTTGAAATTGATAGCATAATGACATTTAGTGAAGAGGGCAATACTAGTTTACCAACACAAATTAAATTTGAAGTTATAGAACCTTATAGTATTAACGGATTCATAGAAGCAATGCATATATCGGCAGTTGCTGCGGGGTATCCGAGTTATCTACAGGCTAGTTTTTTACTTAAAATGGAATTTTGGGGTTATCCCGACGTTGGAGATTTTCCAGAACCGGAACTAATCAAAGACACTGAACGTTATTATGTATTTGGTCTAACAGGTGTAGATGTTGATATAACTGAAAGAGGTACTAGATATAAATGTACAGCAGTTCCTTATAATGAAAGAGCATTTGGAGAACCTAACGTGGTTAAGAAACCTATTAAGATGGTAGGTGAAACTGTTAGGGCAATATTGAATGATTTTATTGCTAATATTAATAGCCAAGTTGCTATATCTGATGAAGCAGGTAAAGAAGGCACATATAAAACTAAACATAATGTATACGAAATTAAATTTCCAGTGTGGGACGAAAAACAAGGATTTATAGATGGTCCTCCTTCTAAGATTGCTGATGCAAAATTTACCGAAGTATTAAAAGACAATAAACTATATGCAATGATTGACCCGGCTGCTCCTGGCTCACCCAATGCTTATAAAGTTGATGGTGCAGCACAACCTACTCCTGCCCAACAAGCAAAACAACCAGAAAGTGTAAAATATAATCCTAAAGAAAGTTCTATTCAGTTTGCGGAAGGCATGAACATTAATGATGCTATAACATCAGTTATTAGAGATAGTGAATATGTAAGAGATATATTAAAAAATATAGGAAAACGTCCAAACAATCCTGATCAATACGGCATGTTAGATTATTTTCTTATTAAAATGGAAGTTGAAAATTTAGATGTTATAGATGAAGTGTCACAAAAACCATATCAAAAATATATATACGTTATAACTCCTTATAAAATACATATAAGTCGAGTACCTAATTACGGTCATGATATTATTAAAGAAGAAGATCTAAAAAAGATAAGTTTAAGAGAATATAATTACATTTACACTGGACAAAATGTTGACGTTTTAAATTTTAAACTTAATTTTAATACACTATTCTTTGAAGCAGTACCAGCAGCAATGGGTAATAAGGATCAACCTCAACCAAAAAATGCTGCCGCACCTGATAATAGCCCAGAAGTTAAAATTAATTCTGATGATAGTTTAAAAACTAATGAGCAAGTTAATGCTAGATCAAATGCAAGATTACAAAGACAACAAGTTCCTTCAAGTCCTGTAAAGCCAACTACTACCCCTATTCAATCATATGGTGGAAATGCTAGCCAACCATTAAGCGACCCATATAGTACATTGGCAAGAAATATGCATGATGCTGTAATTAATTCTAAAGCCAGTATGTTGACAGGAGAAATGGAAATATTAGGAGATCCATTTTATCTTGTAACAGGAGGAATTGGAAATTACAAAGCAAAACCCGATACTTCAAAGAGAGGAAAAACAGATAAAGGAGAAGCAAATCATAACTATGGTGAAATTTTAGTTACTATAAATTTTAGGAATCCCATTGACATCAATAGTTTTGAAAATGGTGGCATGATGCAATTTGATGCTAACCGTGTTCCTTTTAGCGGAGTTTATAGAATATTAAAAGTTGCTAGTAGTTTTAAGGATGGCGTATTCAAACAAAAATTAGATATTTTAAGAATACCTGGACAAGTAATCGATTCTAATCTACGTGCTACAGATCCGGCCGATAATTTAGTTACTTCTCCTAATCCTACTTCACAATTAATACCTGATGATACAAGAGCACAAAGTCCAGAGCAGCGTATGGATTCTGAAACAGTGATGGACCAGTTAAATAGAGGACTACCTAGCCAGGGATTACCTGGAGAACTTAGTAACTTTACAGATGCAACTGGGGGACTAGGCGGCTCAAATCCTAGTTTATTAAATCAAACATATGGGTTAATTTCCAGATCTGGAAATCCTATGATAGAAACTTCTATAATTGGCCAATCATTACCAGATACAAATGATATATCATCTAATATAAGATTGCAATCGTCTGGACTAGTAGGATTAAGCCAATTATCATTACAACCTGCTGCAAATTTAGATTCTGCTGCTAATATATTATCTGGAAATTTGCCATCTAACAATCTTTCACAAACGTTAGGTAGTATTTTTATCAATAATTCTATTGGGTCGTCTCTCAATATTCCTAATGTGGGATCAGGAATAGGTAAAGGGGCGTCATATTCAATAACACCTATTTCTACATTCCCAAATGGTTTAACTTCGCTTGATGTCAAACAAGGAGCAAATATTAATCCTACATCTCTCGGAGTAGGTAATATTAGTAACATATCTGGTATCTCTAAAGATTTAGGTCCAAATTCGCTTACAGCAGTTCAAGGTATAGGCAAGGGTATAGGAAATTTAGTTGGAGGGATAGGAAATAAAATTACTTCTTTAATGTCTTCTCCGTCAGATCCTCGGGGTATTGCTGCTAAGGTAGGATTAGATCCTAGTAGATTATCCGGACTAACTGGTGGCGGTTTACAAAGTAAATTACAAAATCAAGTTTCTAATATAGTTGATAGTACTCCTGAAAATGTAAATTTAACACAAGCATCATCGGCAGGTCTTGTTTTAGATTATATACCTGCCAATAAAATGGCCAATATTCCGGCTACTCCACCATATGCCACTGCTCCTATACCAAGTGCTGATGTAGGATATGCTAAAGAAGTAGTTGCTCGAGGCGGAATGCCTGCTCTTGAAAACTTGTATGGTGTTAATAGTCCAAGTAAGTTGTCCAGTAATCTAGTTCCTCGAGAATTAGTTTCTGCTGCTCAAGCAGGAACACCTAGTGTAAGTAATAATCCTTATTCAAATCTAACTGGTTCATACAACCTAGTTGACATAAATTCAATGAAGGATAAATTAAGTTCAGCAAAATCTATGGTAGGCGGATATACAAACCAACCTAATATACCAGATGCTGGCTTTTCAGAATCGGTATCTTCAAAGTTTGGAAGCAATACAGCAGGACAAAGTCCATTAGATAAACTAGTTAGTAGACTAAATCCGACATCTAAACAATCACCGTCTGATCTAAATGACTTTTATGGATAATAATTATGGGTTTTGAAAAAAGAACACGATCGTCACTGCCTACACCTGGGCCATTTTTAGCCGAAGTGACCAGTCATCTTGATCCTACATATATGGGTGGATTAGAAGTTGCATTAATTAAAGGTATACCTAGTGTAACAAAATCTCAAGGTGAAACATATGTAGTCAGACAATTGTCTCCTTTTGCAGGAACTACCTCGTTAAGATATGAAGGAACAAATAGCAGCGACTTCAACGATGTACAAAAAAGTTATGGTATGTGGATGGTTCCGCCTGATATAGGTACAACTGTTATGGTTATTTTTATTGACGGCGACCCTAATCAAGGTTATTGGATAGGATGTATACCTGATACTTTCCAAAATCATATGATGCCCGGTATTGCAGCTAGTCGTCAGGTAGAAATGACTGATGAACAACGTAGGAAGTATGGAACAGATTACTTACCTGTAGCAGAGTTTCATAAAAAATCAAAAGATTTACAAAACCCTAATCCTGAAAGATTTGCTAAACCTATTCATCCTTTTGCAGATAGACTTATGCAACAAGGATTATTACTAGACACAGTAAGGGGAGTTACCTCTAGTGGTGCCCGTAGGGAAGTTCCAAGTAGTGTATTTGGTATTTCAACACCAGGCCCATTAGATACTAGTGCAGGTGCTAAACGAGGTAATATAGGATATGGTGCAGGAACAGCCGCACCTGTTAGTAGACTGGGCGGCACGACTTTTGTAATGGATGATGGTGATGTCAATGGACAAAATGAATTAGTTAGAATTCGTACCAGAACAGGACATCAAATATTGATGCATAACAGCCAAGATTTAATTTATATAGGAAATAGTCAAGGAAGTACATGGATTGAACTAACTTCAAATGGCAAGATAGACATATACGCACATGATAGTATTAGTATACATTCAGAACACGATTTTAATTTCCGTGCTGATAGAGATATTAATTTTGAAGCAGGACGTAACATTCATGTTAAAGCCGGTAAGAATATGGAAACTAATATTACAGGTTATAATTATCTTACTGTAGATCAAGATCAAAAGATTGCTATTAGAGGAAGCCACGACGAATCAATCGGCGATGAAGTTAAGATAACTGTGGGAAATACTTATAATTTAAGTTCTACAAAAGATATAAAACAGGCGGCTGAAGGCACCATTAATTTTACATCAGAAGGTAATCTTAATTTGGGTACTGCGGCAACATTAAGTTTATTGGCCAATGGGAATATTGTCGGAATAGGAGCGCAAGTACATTGGAATGGTCCTGCTGCTAATACACCAGCAACTCCAGCACCGGCTGAATTACCACCACTATTAACAATTTATAGTTTACCTGACAAACAAATTCAGTGGGGGTGGAGTGACAGTAAATTTTATAACACAGGCACTATTAAAACTATTATGCAACGTGTGCCAACACACGAGCCCTGGCCCCAGCATGAAAATATAAATCCGCCTCAGTTTTCTCCTTCCGCAACTGATGCTACATTAGGAACAACTCCGGGGTCTACTAGAGCCGCAGCCGGCGTCCCACCAAATCCTGTCTCTGAAACACAGCAACCTGCCAACCAACCTGAGATTGTGCCAGGAACATGCTCACCGGAATATGCCAAAGCAATTAATGCCAGCGCATCACAGGCAGGTATTGCAGCCATTAAAGCAGCCTGCGCAAAATATGGTTTAACAAGTCCGTATGCTGTGGCAGCATTGCTAGGTATCGCAGGCGGCGAATGCGGATGGAAATTAGTTGAAGAAGGATTTAATTATTCTGTTGATAGATTGTTGCAAGTGTTTCCTAGCGTATTCAAAGGAGATAAAGATCTCGCACAAAAATATGCAGGTAATCCCAATAATAGTTTACCTGAATTTTTATATGGATATAATACAAGTAAAGGCAAAGGTTTGGGAAATACGCAACCAGGCGATGGCGGAAATTTTATTGGGCGTGGATACATTCAATTGACTGGTAGAAGTAATTATAATAGATATGGTGCCATGGTAGGCAAAGATTTATTAAACAATCCTAAGTTATTAAATGACCCAACCACAGCAGCAGAAGTTAGTGTCAACTACATGTTGGATAGATGTAAGACTGACCAAAATGATCCAGGCTATGTTGAAAAAGCAATTCATGCAGTGGGATTCTGCACACCTGATATATATGCCAAGAAGAAGGGGTATTATGAATGTTTCCTTGGCCAATTAAAAGGTAGTACATTGAGTTCTGGCAATAATGGCATTGTTACAGATAGTAGTGGTAAGCCAATTAAAACTGGTTCTTAAGGGTAATAAATATAATATGCCTTACAAAAATCTTGAAATTAATCCTGCTAATTACAGTAATCAACACACTGATAAACTTAGCCAATACTATAAAGGGTTTAGCACAGTTAATCCAATTAATAGAGGATCTAAATTATATGATTTTGATTTAATAAAACAAAATATTCTCAACCAATTTAATACTCGCAAAGGACAGCGAGTAATGAACCCTAAATTTGGAACTATTGTTTGGGATATACTAATGGAACCAATAACTCCTCAAATTAAAGATCTACTTATACAAGATATTAATTCTATTTGTAGTTCTGATCCTAGAGTATATCTTTTAAAAATTGATATCACGGAATATCCTCAAGGATATCTAATTGAAATAATATTGGCTATGAAAAATACTAATCAATCTAGCGTATTAAAACTTGTGTTTGATCAAAAGATTGGATTAAGGGTACAATAATATACCCACTTAATTATTACAATAAATACGGTATAAAATATTATGATACCCTCAACTAACACAAAATTATTAGTAGCAGAAGATTGGAAAAAAGTTTACCAATCTTTTAGAAATGCTGACTTCAAAAGTTACGATTTTGAAACACTACGCCGCACAATGATTTCATATCTTCAGGAAACATATCCTGAAGAATTTAATGATTATATTGATAGTAGCGAATATATTGCTCTTATTGATGTAATTGCTTACCTTGGACAAAATTTAAGTTTTCGTATTGACTTAAATGCACGTGAAAACTTTTTAGAAACAGCACAACGTAGAGATAGTATATTACGTCTTGCACAATTAATCAGTTATAATCCTGCAAGGAACGTTCCTGCAAGCGGATTATTAAAAGTCACTGCAATTTCTACAACAGATAGTGTTTATGACTCTAATGGATCAAATTTAGCCAATACTACAGTAGGATGGAATGATCCTACAAATCCAAATTGGTATCAACAGTTTATTAATATAATGAACTCATCTATGTCTAGCAATTTTGGAAATCCTGCAAGTCGAAATATAATTAATGCTATAGAAACAGATCAATATAGAATTAATAGTTCAAATACCGATGTTCCAATTTTTAATTTTTCCAAAAATATTAACGGAACTTCGATGAATTTTGAAATTGTGTCTTCTACATTTAGTGGAAAAGACTATGTGTATGAAGAAGCCCCTGCTCCTAGAAATGCATTTGGTTTAATTTATAAAAATGACAATCAAGGTAGTGGTAGTTCTAACACTGGATTTTTTACACAATTTAAACAAGGTAGTTTAAGTGTTTCTAGATTTAATATTGATAATCCTGTACCCAATGAAATTATAGGAATAAACACACCTGATATTAATAACACAGATACATGGTTATGGCAATTAGATAAAAATGGAAATTTTTCTACATTATGGACTCCGGTCCCGTCATTGGTGGGAAATAATGTAATATATAATAGTCTTAATAAAGATTTAAGATCTATATATGCCATAAGCACTCGAGATCGAGATCAAATAGATTTAAATTTTGCCGATGGAATTTTTGGAGATCTTCCTAAAGGAGATTTTAGATTATTTTATAGACAAAGCAATGGTTTAAACTACAGTATAAAATCAGAACAAATGTCGGGAATAGTAATTACAGTTCCTTATGTAAATGCGTTAGGTCAAAATCATTCTTTACAACTAGTATTAAGTTTACAGTATACTGTTACTAATAGCGCCGGACCAGAATCTAACGCAAGTATTAGATCTAAAGCTCCTCAGTCTTATTATATTCAAAATAGGATGATTACAGGAGAGGATTATAATATTGCTCCATTGACTGCTGGTTCAAATATTCTCAAAGTTAAAAGTATTAATAGAGTTTCTAGTGGCCTTAGTAAATATTTTGATTTATCGGATGTTAGTGGAAAATATAGCAAAACAAATATATTTGCTACCGATGGTATTTTATACAAAGAAGAAAAAGAAAATATATTTGAATTTGAGTTTACTAGCAGAAATCAAGTATTATCAGCAATTAAAAATAAATTAAGTCCGGTAGTTGCATCTACTAGTATAAGATCATTTTATCTTGACAAATATAATAGTTTTGATTTAACATATATACCATCATTAATATGGAATAATGTTAACACAACTCCTAAAGAAAGCCGTGGATATTTTAGCAGTTCTACTATTCCTGTAGTAGTAGGTTCTGCATCTTCAACTTATCTACAATATATTGTACCTGGATCAATAATTAAATTTTTACCTCCAACTAATAAGTATTTTGATCAAAATAATTTATTAAAAACAATTCCGTCTAATGGTATTATTCCTACAAACGGAAATCCGTATATTTGGTCTACAATAAAACAAGTAATAGGCGATGGGTCTAATTATGGCCAAGGCAAATTAAGTGATGGAACTGGACCAATAATTTTTTCTACTATTGTTCCGCAAGGATGTATACCTCAAAAAGTTATATATAAATTTAATAGTATTTTAAATTATTCTATTGAAAGTGAAATTGCAAATTTATGCATGACACAGCGAAATTTTGGATTAACAATTGATTCCTCATCTAGAGAGTGGAGTATTATTGTTAATTCTAATTTAGATTTAATAAACTCTTTTAGTTTATTAAATCAAAATAATGGAGAAGATTTGGGATTAGATGCAAGTTGGCTAATTTCTTTTACGTGGACTGGTAAAAAATATAAAGTAAGATATAGGATATTAGATTTTATTTTTGAAAGTAATAAAGAGACAGCATTTTTTAACGATATATCTTCTGTAAATTTTGACTATACAACTAATTCTGTAATCAAAGATAAAATTACTGTTCTTTCTATTAATTCAACAAGTACAATTGATTATAGTTGGCAAATTGACGATTCAATTGTTGAAATTGATGGATATGTAGATCCTCAAAAAGTTAAAGTCAGTGTTTATGATAGTACAAATACAGGAAATATTGCAAATCCCGATGCTTTTAATAATATTGTAGGAGATCAATTTGTTTATTTTAAACAAATAAATTCTAGTACACGTTTTGCATTGACATCAGATGATATACTTCCGTACCCAACTGAAAATGCTGTAGAGGCAGAATATAAAAAAGATGGTCAGTTATTTTATTTTTATTCCCCGTCCTTGAATGTTATTAAATATTGGTCCGACCCGTATCAAAAGTTTATATATACAAATCAATATTTTGGTAGACATGGACTTTCGAATATTAAATTTCACTATGAACATAATAGCGGGGAAGAAAGAAGAATTGATCCTAGTAAATCAAATATTATAGACATTTATATGTTAACAACATCTTATGATAATGATGTAAGAAATTGGTTGCTAGGAAACTCCACTATTAAACCTTTGCCTCCTACAAGTCAAAGTTTAGAACAAAATTATATTTCGGCATTATCGCCTATTAAGTCGATAAGTGATGAAATAGTATTTCACCCTGTAGAGTATAAAATATTATTTGGATCATATGCAAATATTAACCTTCAGGCAAAGTTTAAAGCAGTTAAGAATCCAAATATAATAACTACTGATAATGATTTAAAAACAAGAATTTTGTCAGGCATAAATGATTTTTTTGCTTTAGAAAATTGGGACTTTGGACAATCATTCCATTTTGGAGAGTTGTCAACTTATATTATGAATTTACTTACACCTGATATTACCAATTTTGTTATAGTGCCAATTACAGATAACAATAGTTTTGGAAGTTTATATGAACTTACTTGTTTATCGAATGAGATATTTATTAGTAGTGCAAACATCACTGATATAGAAATAATTGATGCTATTACTGCATCACAATTAAAATCTTCTTCAATTGTAACAATCAGCGGATCTTAAAATGTCAGATATCAAAAAATCAGTTAAACTACTTCCTGAATATTTAAAGACCGATAAAAATTCAAAATTTTTATCGGCTACTATAGATCCATTAATACAATCTCCTCAACTTGAGCGTATTGATGGTTTTGTTGGGTCTCTAATTACTCCTAATTTTAATCTCTTAACTGATCATTATCTTAAAGAAGAATTGCCACTTAGAAAAGAATATCCTTTAGAACCGGCATTAGTTTTTAAAGATGAATCTTCTAATATAACAGATATAGTAGGATTTGATGACATCATTAATGAAATTAATTTACAAGGTGGAAAAACTGACAATCTTGACAGACTATTTAGGTCAACGTTCTATTCATACAATCCTCCTATAGACTGGGATAAGTTAGTAAACTATAGTAAATATTATTGGTTACCTAATGGACCTGATTCTATATTAATAGATGACGTTATTTCTAATATAGAAGGTAGTTCTAATTATCTAATGGAAAACGGTTATTTTTTAAGTAATGGTATGAAAGTAAAACTTTCTAATAATAAAGAATATTATGTTGAAGGTGTTGGAAAAATTATAAAATTAATTAATATTAAATTATTAGAAGTACATGAAAATATTGCTCAAGTTTATAATGAAACATTTGGTAATACTTTATTTGATACTTATTCCTTTGATAGTGATAATAGATTACCTTTGATTTCTGAGTATGTTACAATTAATAAAGCCAGTTCAGATTTAAATCCGTGGTCTCGTTATAATAGATGGTTTCATGAAGATATTATTCGAATAACTGCTGAAATAAACAACCAGCCAATAGTATATCCATTTGATTCTAGGGCTAAAAGACCAATTATTGAGTTTAAACCAAATATTCAACTTTATAATTTTGGTAGTAATGGAATTCCAAATATAGATATAATTGATACCGATACAGTTGATCCCTTTACGCAGATAGATGGCACTATTGGGTATTATAGTGATGAAACTTTATTAGAAGAAGGTTTTAGAATAATTTTCAATGCTTATGATCCAGAAAAAATCTATAAGGTACATTTTGACACCACCACAAATCCTCCTACACTTAGATTAATAGAAGACCATGTTCCTGAAATTGGTGATTCAGTTGCTGTGAATTACGGTAAAACAAATCAAGGAACTAGTTGGCATTATGCAACTAAAATTATAGGAACTACTTCTATAACACAATGGGTTAAATCACAACAGCATACAACTATAAATCAAGCACCGTTGTTTGACCTTTATGACAATAGTATAAATCTAACAAGTTATTCTGAATATAATTCTAATTTTGTAGGAAATAAGATTTTTGGATACGAAATAGGGACCGTCTACGATACTGTTTTAGGATTTCCTATAAAATACAAAACTAGTATTGGAGTAGGCAGTTATGTATTTAAAAATTACTTCATGTCTGATGTTATTATAATAACTGATAGTAATAATGTAACTCAAAAAATTACTTCAGGAGTTACACGTTTTAAAATAAATGATGTTCTTTTGAATATTTGGAAATCAACAGTTGGGTATCAAGTACCTATTATTGAAATTCAAAATATGGCAACAGCAACAAATGTATTAAAAATTAAATCAATTACCACATCTGCTACTTCTGTAATTTCTTATGTAAATGGTAATTTAGTAAAATCAACTTTAGATTTAGACGGCATAACAATTAATATTAATACTTCTACCATTGTTAATAAAAATGATGTAATATCTTTAGAAATTATTTCTCCAAACGGTGTTCCTAATTTAAATGGATTTTATAAAACACCATTAGGGTTAACCAATAATCCTTTAAATGGACCTATTACTGAATTAACTTTAAGTGAATTAAGTGATCACCTCTTAACCATGATTGACCGAGTTGAAGAGTTTGATGGTAATTTTCCAGGTTCAAGTAATCTTCGAGATTTAGATGATTATGTAAAGTATGGAACTAGATTAATTATAAACGCTAATCCTATTGCTTTTACAAAAATATTTCTTGGTAAAAAAGAACATAATGTAGTCGATGCTATTAGATATTCTGCAGATCAATACGATCAATTTAAAATAAATTTTTTAAATATTCTTAATACTGTTGATAACAAGTTGTCACCTAGCGATGCATTAGATTTAGTTTTAAAACAAATTAATTCTAATAAGGACACTCGTTCTTTGTACTATAGATCCGATATGCTAGGTTATGGGCCTAACAAAATTACAAGAACATATAAAGTTACTAGTATAAACAATATATTTCCTATTGGTGTTGATTTTGATTTATTAGAATTAAGTTCTAAATCGGTGTTAGTTTACCTTAATGGAATTCAATTATTATCAAATATAGATTATTATTTTAACAAAATTGACGGAAGAGTAATAATTCATGCACCCTTTTCTATAAATGATGTAGTAACTATTCAATATTATTTAGATACATACGGGTCATTTATTCCACCCAGCCCTACTAAATTAGGATTATATCCAAAATATAACCCAGGAATTAATTCGGATACAAGTTATACATACCCTGTAGATATTATTCAAGGTCATGACGGTAGTAAAATTTTGGCATATGGTGATTATAGAGATGCTATTATTCTTGAGTATGAAAAACGTATTTTTAACAATATAAAAGTAAATTATAATTCCAAAATATTTGATATCATATCATCTATGCCTGGAGTATTTAGAACAAACAAATATTCTTTATCTGAAGTTAATAGTATTTTAACAAAAGATTTTATTAAATGGACAGGACAATATAATATTGATGCAACCACAAATAATGTTTATAATGAATCTGATCCATTTACTTGGAACTATAGTAATGGGAAATTTTTATTAGGTCCAACTCCCGGATATTGGAGAGGAATATACAAATACTTCTACGATACTGATCGCCCACACACTCATCCTTGGGAAATGTTAGGGCATACTAGTAAACCTATGTGGTGGGATACATATTATAATTGGATCGATTATCCAAAACGAGTAGAACTAATTGCCGCTATAACTAATGGGATTATTGATGAATTAGGAACCATAAATTCCAATTATGCTCGCCCAGCATTTGGCGCCATAAATCCCGTAGATCTTGATGGTAATTTAGTCCCTCCTAATACATTTTTATCTAATACTTTAAGTATTGCAGATAAATCTGCAAATTGGAAATTTGGAGACCATGGTCCTGCAGAAACTGCATGGAGACATAGTAGTTATTGGCCATTTGCTCTAAATGCAATAAATGCTCTTCTTGATCCTTGTTCATATATTTCTGCTATGTTTGATACTAGTAGAATTTCTTTTAATTTGCTTAATCAATTAACATATACAACCGACGATCTTTATTTAAATCCTAATAAACTTTTATTAGATAATGAAAATGTAAAAACTTCTGGATTTAGTGTTTATGTTATTGAAAAAGGTAAACATAAAAATTTAAATTATGTTGCATCTTTAAAACAAGATTTAACTTATATTAATTTTAATTTATTCCATAAATTGGGAGGATTTGCTAGTAAAGATAAATTGCAAATTATTATTGATTCTGTAGATCCTGTGTCGCAAGCACAAGGAGCCATACTTCCGCCTGAAGATTATTCATTAATTTTAAATGTAAGTAATCCTATTAAATCTTCTAGAATATCCGGAGTTATAGTACAACGTTCAAATGGTAATTTCATTGTTAAGGGATATGATACTACTAATCCATATTTTGAAATATTTAAACCTATTAAAAATTCAGCATCAGGTGCAATCACTGTTGGAGGAAAATCTGAATCATTTACAGAATGGACCGGAGCAGTTAATAATGGTAATAGCGGACTTAGTGCAATTGATATTACTTCTACTAACGCAAATACAACACATTATTACAGACAAGGACAGGTTGTAAGATATAATGGAAAATTTTATATAGTTAAAGTAGGACATAATACACAATCTACTTTTGACCCAATACTATTTCAGGCATTACCTTTGTTACCTATGGTAGGCGGTGCTACTGCACAGTTATCTTCAAAATTTGAAAATAATGTAACTGTTATACCCTATGGCACAAGTTATTCAACTATACAAGATGTATACGATCTACTAGTTGGATATGGAGCATATCTTGAAAGTCAGGGATTTATATTTGATGAATATAATTCTGATCTTAATGATGTAGTAAATTGGAAATTTACTGCTAAAGAATTCTTGTATTGGACAACCCAAAATTGGGCTGATGGAAATTTAATTACATTAAGTCCGTTTGCGGATTATTTAAAATATTCATACATTAACTCTGTGGTAGATAATATTGGCATTGGAGATTATGATTTTAGTATATTGAAAGCCGATGGAAAAACATTCCCAATTGATAAATTTCAATTATCGAGAGAAAATGGTATATGCACTATCAATACTATAGATACTCTTGAAGGTATGTTTTTTGCTACTTTAAATTCTGTGCAAAAAGAACACGGGATGGTATTTAATAATAGTACAATTTTTAATGATATTATATATGATATAGAAACTGGATATAGGCAGCGTCGAATTAAACTTTCCGGATTTAGAACTTCTAATTGGAATGGTGATTTATATAGTCCCGGTTTTGTATATGATAATGTTTTAATAACTGACTGGTTAGCATACAATAATTATCTACCAGGAAAAGTAGTAAGGTTTAACGGATCATATTATGAATCAATTGTTAAAATTGTCGGAGATAGTACATTTGAATTTTCTAAGTGGGCAAAATTAGATAATAAACCTGTATCTAATTTATTGCCTAACTTTGATTATAAGATTAATCAGTTTGAAGATTTTTATAGTTTAGACATTGATAACTTTGATGCTGTTCAACAAAGTTTGGCACAGCATTTAATTGGATATACTCCTAGAACGTATCTTAATAATATTTTTACAAATTCAATTAGCCAATACAAGTTTTATCAAGGATATATTAAAGAAAAAGGTACTAAAAATGCTATAGATAAACTATCCAAAGTTGGTAGATATACACGTCAAGGTAACATATTATTTAATGAAGATTGGGCATTTAGAGTAGGCGACTATGGAAGTTTTTCAACATACAATGAATTAGAATTTAATATAAATGAAAGTACTTTTTTAGAAAATCCGTATATTGTTAAATTTGCTGAAAAACCAATAGATGCAAATCCATTGATAAATTATGTTCCTTTTTCAGACTTATTATTAACGCCGGATAATTATTCATCTTCAAATACATTTCCTAGTATACCTAGTACATTTTCTGATAATAATTTAGTATTAACCACTGCTGGATATGTAAGAGGGGATGATGTTACTGCTACAGCATATAATAAGAATAGTCTTTTAGATATTGCTAACAATTCTATTCTACAAGAAGGCAATACTATATGGATGGGGTTTTTAGAAAACGGAGATTGGGGAATTAGCAGATATTCTAAACAACCTGCTAAGATTGCAGGAGTTTATGTAAGTTCTCCGGCTACTAATATTACATTTACAACTGATATTAATCACAATCTAGCAATTGGTGATATTGTTTCTATAGTTAGATTTAATAATCAAGTTAACGGCATACATATTATAACAGACATTCCTAGATTAGATCAATTTACAGTAGCATCTGAGTTAACAACAATTGTTAATGCAGAACTATTAAGTTACGGCGGATTATTTAAATTTGAAAATGCTCGATATAATAATATTCAAGAAGTTGCTAATTCTCCAAATATTTTAAATTTAAAAGAAAATGAAAAAATTTGGATTGATGAAGGAGTTGGTGGCAAATGGCAAGTCTATCAAAAAATAAAAAATTATTCAACTGGTACTCAATATAATTCTCCAAATTATTATAGTGAATATACTGATATATATCTTGGGCAATCTATATATACATCAGATAATACAGACATACTAATGGTTTCCGGCCCAGGCTGGCTTCCTGCTCATCGTGCAGGAAAAGGAGCCGTTTGGATTTATAAAAAACATAAATCTACAGGAGAGTTAGAACAAAAGTTTGAATATGGTTTAGATTTAGCATCTGGTAACGGATGGACCTATGCTCAAACGGGTGTTAATAGTGATTTTGGATATTCATTAGCATATGACAAATTAAAAAATCTGTATTTCACAGGTGCACCTGCCGCATCTAATGTTGTTATTAAAAATTCTGATGTAGGAGCAACTGGAAGAGTAATTCTAGGCACCCAAACAGACGCTGGATCAACTATTAAAACTTTCTCTTCAGAGGGCGTACTAAGAATAAGTAGCATTGATTCTTTGTTTACTAAAGAAACAGATGTAGTTGTAATAGTAAATCCATTTTCAAATACTTCTTCTAATGCATCAAACGCTAGGTTTGGACATTCAATTTATATTAACAATACTACTGCTACAACATCTACTACATTATTAGTTAGTGCTCCGGGAAATTCATCAACAAGTACAACTGGTAATGTATATGCTTATCAAATTACAAGAGAAAATTATTATAAAGCAACTCGTGCAGATGTAATATATGCATTAGCGGCTAATTTATCAGCACCCGTATACTATGGTGAAATAACTATAATAAATTGGATGACTGAAGGACTTTCTCAATTTAGTAATTTAATATATGAATATAGAGCGGCTAATCCACTAGAAGCAGCATATTGGGATGAACAAAGAGCAGCAGACGGTGCTGGAATAGTAAACAGCAGAGCAGAAGTAATCGCCGCTTATCAAAATAACCCTGTTGCACAATTATATCCTGTTGATGCTGATATTAGATATTGGATGATTAACGGACTTGGTCCAAATAATAGTATTTTTAATTTAACAGTTATTGAAAATAATCTAGCCAATCCTTCTCAGGCTATTGCAAATCGTGCAGAAAGAACTGCTGTAGCATCTATCAAACCTAGCATTGTAGTTTCAGCATATCCAACCGGTATTAAACTTAATTCTCACGTATCGCTGACTCCTAGTAGTCAGTTTGGACATAAGATTTCGGGAAATTCTACAGGTACTGTTATTGCAATAAGTGCCCCGTATCATATTGTAAGTGCAGGAAAAACTGTCGGTGTAGTACAAATATTTGATAAAAATTTATCTTGGGTACAAACGTTAACTTCGCCTTTTGGAACATCAACAGCGTTTGGTAATGATGTAGTAGTATCTTCTGACGGTTTATATATTTTTGTGTCTTCAATGGATTCAAAAGTAGCAGGAGAACCTTTTGGTAAAGTTGCTGTTTATAAAAAATATGGAACCCAGTTTATTCTTTCACAAATTATAAAAAATCCAACACATCGAAATAATTTAAAATTTGGATATTCTATTTCTATTAGTGGTAATGGTAAAACATTGGCTATAAGTGCATTAGGTACAAATAATTCTAAATTAATTAAATTTGATATTAATTCTAAAATTGGAGAAACCTTGTTTGATGGAGGAATTACACAATTTACAGAACCGTTATTAGATGCTGGAACTATATATTCATATAATAATATAAATGAATATTTTGTATTGGCCGAAGAAATTTTTAGTCCATCAGTAGTTGAAGGTAGCAAATATGGGGCATCAGTTGCTGTTACAAACAACGGTATATATGCCGGTGCACCAACATATACTATTATATCAGAAGATGCATCTAGTTTTTATCATTTTTATAAAATAGATCCAACTGTTAATAGTTTAAAATTATTAAGAGAACAGCCTGACCTTGTAAATATTTCTACAATTGATCGTATAGCATTAATAGATTCTTTTAAAGAAGAATTAGTTGAATATTTAGATGTTTTTGATCCATTGAAGGGCAAAATTCCAGGTATTGCAGAAGAAGAATTAAAATATAAATCTGCATTTGATCCTGCAACCTATACAATTGGTCTTGCTGCCTCTATAATTGATGCTAGTACTAGTTGGATAGATGATCATACAGGTGAATTGTGGTGGGACTTGAGTACTGTAAAATATGTTTGGTATGAGCAAGGCGATGATATTTTTAGAAAAAATAATTGGGGTAAATTATTTCCTGGATCAACTATTGATGTTTACGAATGGGTAAGATCAGATTTATTACCCAGTGAGTGGGCCGCCCAGGCCGATACCAACGACGGATTAACAAAAGGAATAAGCGGGCAACCTAAATACCCAGATAACAGTATAGTATCTGTTAAACAAATATTTAATAATGTAACTAATTCTTTTGAAAACATATATTTCTTTTGGGTTAAAAATAAAGTTACTGTTCCTAATGTTAAAAATAGAAGAATAAGTAGTTATCAAATTTCTAGAACAATTGCAGATCCAACCGCCAATGGATTAAAATTTGCCGAAATATTGTCATCGGATAGTGTGGCTTTTGCTAATGTTCAACCAATGCTAGTAAGTGACAGAATTAATGCTAATATTGTTATTGATTCAATTAGTAATACAATTCCAAGACATACAGAATGGTTATTGTTGGCAGAGGGTGATCCGTATAATATGCCTACGGAGTTACTAGAGAAAAAATTAATTGATAGTCTATTAGGGCACGATTTATTAGGTAATCCAGTTCCTGCAATTAATTCTACATATAGAAATAGATATGGAATAAGTATTCGTCCTCAACAGACAATGTTTAAGGATAGAAAAAAAGCACTGCGTAATATTGTTGAATTTGCTAATTCTGTTTTAATTAAAAATAAAATAACAAATTATTATAGTTTTGATAATTTAAATAAAAAAGATGAAATTGAAGATGTTATTTTGAGAGAATATGATTTCAAAGTTGAAGATAGAACAGCATTAGAATCAATTGAATATAGTTCTACAGTTAAATATTCTCAGGCAACGTTAGAATGTTATGTAATTAATGGTAAAATTACTACTGTTAATATAATATCTCCGGGATATGGATATACTAATCCTCCTAAAGTAACAGTTGTATCAGATACATCCGGCGCCGAAATATTAACTAATATCGATGATGATGGTCAAATTATTTCAGTAATTATATTAAATCCAGGAAATGGATTTGAAACGGCGCCTGAACTAGTAGTAAGACCGCATACAGTTATTGTTAAAATTGATGAAAAATATAATAACATATGGACTAAACATCAATATGATTATAAATTGTCAAAATTAGATCAAAATCCTACATGGATTATGATTAAAAATCAAATATACAATACACCGTTATATTGGAAATATGTTGATTGGGTAAGCAACAATTATAATTCTTTCAAAGAATATGATTATGTAATTTCTCATTTATATGATCTATCTACCTTGAATAATATAATACCAGGCAATTATGTAAAAATACAAGATTCTGGCATTGTCCTTGAAAGAACATTAGGCTCTGGTAATTTTGTTGAAAATTATGATATAGTCTTTAGCACAAACGGTACTATACAAATATTAGATACTACATGGAACTATAGTACATTAAATTATGCGTATGACGAAGATACATTAGAAGGAACATTGTACGATCAAATTCCTGACTTAGAAATATATTATATATTAAAAGCATTAAAAAATGATATTTTTATTAATGATTTAAAAATAAATTGGAATCTGTTATTTTTTACAGCAGTTAAGTATGCATTAACTGAACAAAAATTATTAGACTGGGCATTTAAAACTTCTTTTATAAATGTAACAAATGTTATAGGAACTTTTGATCAGCGTTCTGTTTATAAGTTGTCTGATGAAAAATATTTTGAAGATTATATTAAAGAAGTTAAACCATATCATACACAATTAAGAAAATATACTTCTAAATATTCATATTTAGAAGATACTGCTTTAGGAAAATTAAATGCAACTGATTTTGATTTGCCGTCTTATTACAATACAGTAACGAACTTGTTTGATGTTGTGAGATTATCAAATCCACTAATTAATCAATTACCATGGAAAGATTGGGCTGATAACTACACATCGGAAATAGGATCTATAGTAGTTACTAAAAAAGGTAAACTATATACAATTCCACCAACTGTAACTATTTTAGGTGGTGGTCCTTATGTCACTTCTACTGCTACTGCCGATGCATACATTAGTAATGGTGGAGTATATCAAATAATAGTAACTAACGGTGGATCTGGATATACAGAAACTCCAACTGTAATTATTTCAGGCGGCGGTCCTTATGTCACCTCTACCGCTACTGTCGTAGGAAAATTATTAAATTCAAAAATTAGAAAAAATACAATAGGTATTAAATTTGACAGAGTAAACTATAATTCAGAAATTGGAGAAACTAAAGTATCTGATACATTTATATGTTCAGGAAGTGATGATAAATTTGTTCTTACCTGGTTAGCAGAGACAAATAAACTAAACATACTACCGACATTAGATGGTAAATTAATTTTAAGTTCTGATTATACAATAAGATATTACACAGAAAAATATAATGGGTATAGTAAAAAATATTCTGAATTTAGATTTTTAAATTACATTCCTTTAGAAAATCAAGTATTTAAAATTTCATATAATAAAAATATAGAGTTATATACAGCATTAGATAGAATTAAAAAAATACATACTTCTACAGATAAATTATCATCATTAATGACTGGATTAGAATATTCCGGGTCGATTATTCAGGGATTACCATTTGAATACTCTGTTCCTTGGGACACTGTTGAAGGTTACGGAAAATTTGATATTGATAATTCTAGATGGAGTGAACTTATAAATTATTATGCATCTGCAAAAATAGTATCTACTGCATCGGCTGGTTCTGTTGTATTATTTCTTAATACAACAACAGGTATTATGCCAGGACAAGTTATTAATATTCTAAATTCTTCAACTATACGTATTAGACCTGATACTACAGTGATTGATGTTAATACTGAATCACGTGCTATTACAATTAGCAGACCTGTTTTTAATATTCAATATGCACACTCAACTGCAACAACAATTGGTTCAAAAATAACCGTTAGAACTATGACACCATTTAATATAGGAGGATTAATTGCCGGTGATCAAATTGTTATAACAGGAATTACCTCTCCTGGATATAATGAAAACTATATAGTATATCAAGTATTAGACTCTAATAACTTTGTTATAAAAGCAAAAACTTCTTTGTCAACTACAACCGCAGTTATTACATTATCTTCCTTAGTTAATGTGAATACCTTGCTAACTTCTATTAATTCTACATCACTTTTATTAGATAAGTTTTCGCAAACTTATGATAAACCTACCAGTAGTGCATTAGTAATAAATTTACATATCAAATATAATGATATATCTAAAATTAGCATATTTAATGATGGATTAACTACTCCAATGCTTACAGGGATACCAGTGACAGGACCGTATCCTGGTGCAGAATACTATCAAATGACAAAAGATAGCAATGGAATGGCAATAGTATCATTCTATCAATTAACAAATCCTAGTTATTATTTTGATTTTTTTGTATATGGATATCCTGCTATAGAATTTTGGAAACCCGAAACATTGGTATCAGGTTTAGATACTTCTATTCCTGGCGGATCATGGGATAATCAAAATAACTTTTTAAATGGTCAAGGAAGTACATTTATATCAAATTCTATTCTTTCAACGGCTACAAGTAACATTATTGATGGAAATGCATTTTTAAATCCAGATTTTGAGTATGCTCCTGAGGAACTTGTTAAAGGACATGTTTTAGATAACCTCGGTATTAATGTATATACTAAAGATGAAAATTCTTATGCTAATGTATTAAGTGGAACTTTTCCAATAGTACAAGGTGAAATTACAACTGCAACATTAATATCAGTACCTGGAACTTATGACGGATTAATGGTATATTATAATGGAAGCCAACTTAGCAGATTAACAGATGCAGAAGTAGAAAGAGGGTTACATTACATTAATCAACCTGCTGTAGCAGCAGGACCTATAGGATTTAATCCTGGATTAATTATTCCAGATCCAACCAATAGATACGCAGAGGCCGAGGATGATATCCCATATCCTGGCTTTTTTGCGTTAGGATTTGATTTGGTTTCTTACGGTACTGTATACGATAGAATCTTTCTTGGAAACAATGGATATATAACTCTTGGAAACCAAACTCAGGGCGGTCCCTCGATGGATTGGAAAAACAGGTCAATAGGTAGTTTAACATATCTTGATGTATTCACCACTCCGGCCAATCCAACATATCAGCCAGTGGCTGCTATCTATGTACACTATACTGACTTATGGTCAAATTACGGTATAACTGATCGTGCAACTAATACTTGGATCACGCCGTTATCAACTGGTGAAATTCCGGGACAATGGGTTAGCACCGGTACAATAGGAACATTTAATTATCTTAGAGTACGTTTTCAAGGAACACATTTTTCACGTAAAGAAGACACTCCGACGGTTCCTGCTATTGAATACGAAGTAGTAGTATACTCTAATGGTACTGATCAATATATTGAAATGATTTATGAAAATACATGGAGAGGTAACGATCCATATGGCGCCGGTTTTACTGCCGGTATTGCGGGTAATCACAGCTCTGCTTATGTACAAGTTGACTGGAAAAATATTGAAGATTTTTCCAGTCATTTATATCATAGTAAAAGTACAAATGGTGGACAATGGGTATATCTCGGCCCCGGTAAATTTGACCATACTAGAAGAAATCCATTTTACGGATTTACATTTCCGCGCCAATATTACATGGAAGGTAATATTATACATGTTGCACCTCAACAATACCCTGGTAGAGCAGGATACACTATGCTAACAGTTGGTGGAGATCGTTCGGTAATAGATAGTAATATGGTAGTAGTTACAAATTCTAGTACATGCATAGTAGAAAGTGTTGCCAGTATAGATGATGTTCGAAAAGCATATGTTACAGTTGGTGGATCTCCAATTAATGAAATAACAAATACTAGTGATTACGGTTACATGTTAACTTATGTGGGAGAAAAAAATAAACGAGCATGTGTTAAAGTTTATGGGTTAGATCCTATGTGGACGCATACAGTCGAAGCATGGTTTTTTGAATCTAACTATACAAACTTTAATAATATGCATGAATCTGTATTTGAAATAGCACCTACCTACCTCAACGTTAATATAACACTTGACGTACCACTATCGTCTAATGAGCCTGTTAGTAATCAACTTATAGTGACCCAAACTTCTATAGGTCAAGATGGTAATGTATTTGTTTATAGACTTGATCCTCCAAAAGCAAGTTATTACATAGTTAAAAACAATCAATTAACATTTGAAATCAATAATGAGGAGGGCTATCCTCAAAATTATTTTAAAACAGATGAAATTCGTGTATATGCTAATGGTATAAAACTTCGTCCTGGGTTTGATTATACACTTGATCTAATTTATAGTCAGGTAACAATTATGGATGGTTTATTAACAGATGGTGATGTAGTTGCTATAGAAAATTTAAAGTTTGCAGCGTACATAGTCACTGGAAATAATGTATATATGAAAACTTCGTTCTTAGGTGGTGCTACAGTACGAATTATTTCTTTTGGAAACGCTGATAAAAACTTAATGGTAAGAACTGAAACGTTTAGTACTTATAATATCTATAATACATATAAATTGTTATATCCACTTTTAAGTGATAATCATATTTGGATATCTGATCTCCGTCGAGGTATTGATTATGAATTGTTAGACGATATGCAAACAATTAAATTTCGTTATCGTTATGATTCAGGCGGTCTTTTAATAACTACATTTAATCCAACGGTAACTAGTCCTCATATATTAGGATATAGAATTTTTAATGATATGTTTGATAGAAACCATTTTAATAGGTTATCTTCTTTCTATACTACTAGATTAGATCAGCCTTTGCATTATAATGATACTGAAATTCATGTAACTGATTCTAGCAACTTAGTTCCCGGAAATCCATTAACTAATAAACCAGGAGTAATTATTATTGATGCTGAGCGTATTGAATTCTTTATAAAGGATGGAAATACTTTGCGTCAATTGAGAAGAGGTACATTAGGGACATCAATACCTTCTATTTCTCATGCAGGAACAACGGTTATCGATCAAAGTCCTTTACAAGACATTCCTACATCACCGTATGTTAAAGCAAAGTTAGTTAGACCGGTATATACTACTTCTACAGAAATTTATCTAGACGATGCTGGTAAAATTATGCCACCTGATCAATCTACAGGAATACCAGGTGTTGTTTTAATTAATGGAAAACGAATTGAATTTGGTGCCAAAAATGGAAACATATTAACTCATGTTACAACAGCATCTGGACGTTATTCAAGCACAATTATTGGAGTTTCAGGAGATATAGTTACCGATCAAGTTATCCAGCCATGGGCATCTTCATATAAAGAAATGACGTTTATACAAACAACTTCTACTACCTCGTCAACTTATATTATTAATACATTAACTAATGGTATTACAGGAGCAGGTATTATATTAAATCCAAATATTCCTGCAGCTGATCAGGTTACAGTATATTACGGCGGCCGTCAACTTCGTAAATCAGATTTAGTTGTACATGATAAAACAAAATCTTATGATCCAATGCCTAATAGTATAACTATGTTACCTCCAGAATTTTCAATAAACACATCAACGCAATTATTAACATTAAATATTTTAGAAAATACAGAAATTAATACAAGACTCACAATTGTGCAAAAATGCGGATATATTTGGACAAGTACTGAATCTTTATTAACTAGTCCTGTAATACAGGCTGAATTTTTGCGTGAAAAGGAAGCAGAATTACCAGGAAAATATTACTATGGCGAATAGTATATTGATAATTTACAAAGATAAATACCATTATGGATAACAAAGACATGAGCAATTTACCAAAAAATAATAAACCTACTCAGGCTTCAAAGCCTAACGAAACTGGTTCAGTTAATGTTCAGGGACATATTAAAATATTTGATCCTAATACTAAAGAAGTTTTTGTTAACAAAAGAAATGCTATTCACTATGAAAACTTCTCTATAGCATTAGCAAACAGTATATCAAATCAACCCAACGGCCCCATAGCAGAAATGGTGTTTGGAAATGGGGGATCTAGGGTTGATCCAACTGGAATTATTACATATCTAACTCCTAACACAATAGGTGTTAATGCTGCTTTATACAATCAAACATATTATAAAGAAGTAGATCATCGAAGGGCATCATCTATAGATCCTTCAAGAAATTTTATGGAAACTAGGCATATACCTGGCGTTGCTTATACTGATGTTCTTATTAGTTGTTTATTAGATTTTGGAGAACCGTATGATCAATTGGCTTTTGATAACAGTACAACTCAAGATGGTTCCTATATATTTGATGAATTGGGATTAAAGGGATACAATGAAGATGGTCCTAATTTAGGATCATTATTAACTCATGTTATATTTCATCCTGTACAGAAATCGTTAAATCGAATAATTCAAATTGATTATACAATACGAATCCAAAGTATTAGCATGGGGATTTAATCATGACAGCTCCATATGTATTACAATTTTCAGATCCAACAAACGCTAATACTATTACAATATTACCAGTTCCTGACGGCCCTGGAATTGATAATAATTCTACTAGTTTATCATTAGTCGGCCCAGGATATCGCAACTTTGGTCTGCCTATTGCTCAGAATTTTTTAAAATTATTAGAAAATTTTGCGGGCCCTAACAAACCATTAAGTGCAATTAAAGGACAATTATGGTATGATACTAGTAATCCCGATCGCGCTGTTTTAAGAATTTATAATGGTAATACTGATGCAGGTCGCTGGCCGAGTGCTAATGGTATATATCAACAAACTATTGATCCTGTTGTAAAATATTCAAATAATATTGCAGAAGGCGATATATGGGTAGACACATCTAACAATCAGTTAAAAATTAGATTTAGCGAAGAATGGACTGTTGTAGGACCTAGTCTTCAATCTGGTAATTCAAAATCCGGAATGGAATCAGTAGTAGTTGAAAGTACTACAGGTGATACATATCCTGTAGTTAAAAATTGGGCAAATGGACATATAATAGAAATTATTTCTTACAATGCATTTACTCCTAGAACTGTTATAGACGGATTTGCATCGATAAAAATTGGAACAAATTTAACAAGTAAAGTATATGCAAAATATAATGGAGTTGCAGAACGTGCATCTGCATTAGAAGTTAGTCCAGGTGTATTAATTGCGGCTAATCAGGTATTAAAAAATAATGCTACTTCTCAAATTTTAAGTGGTTCGCTCGATTTGCAATCAACAAATGGATTATATATTAGATCTAATTCTACTAATGATCCTATTAAAATATATAGTAATTTAACTGGCGGAGCCTTTATTGATTTTCAAGATAGCACTACAACAGGTACATTAAAAATAGGAATAAATTCAAATTCTTATTTAAGATTTAATTCTAGTTATTCAAATATTGGTATAAACAAACCCACATCATCTATTTCTCCTACGCTGGATGTTAATGGCAGTGGCGGATTCTCGGGCAATTTATCTATTTCTTCAACATCTACAACGGCGTTAACTGTACTAGGTAGTGTAATTGTTGGTAAAAATATAACAACAAATAGTTTAAAAATAAATGGTAGAACAACAAGTACCGGGTTACTAACTTTAGGAACACCATCTGGGTCAGGCTCGATATTACTTCCTGCACTTTCGGGAGTATATGATATTGGTTCTGCTGGATATCGATTCGGCGACGTTTATGCTATTAGTATTTTTGCAAATTCTTTTTATGGAAATTTAACAGGTTCTGCAGCATCATTAGCAACTGCTAGAGCATTTAACATACAGGGGCAAGTTACTGCTACTTCAGTTTTATTTAAAGGAACTGCTACTTCTACCTTTAATACTACACTAACACGATCTGCAATATCTGATCAAAGTACAACAAGTACAACAACATCCAGTCAAACGTTACTAGTTTTAGATACTGCTACAACAACCTCTAGTTTACAAAAGATTTCTAAATCAGATTTCTTTTCAGATGTTTATCCTAATTTATTTTCACCAGGAATGATTACTTCATTTGGAACATCAACAAATATCCCAAGTGGATTTTTAATATGTGATAATAGATCTGCATCTATTACTGCATATCCAAAACTTTATGCGTTAATTGGAACTACATATGGATCTGCAGGAGCAGGAACATTTAGGACTCCTAATTTATCAACAGCAACATTTATGCCAATTGGCGGATATTTAACATATATAATAAAGACATAATATGGCCTACATCATATACAATAACAACGGTTCTGTTTTAGTAAATATTCCTGTTGGTCAAGTTGATAGCAGTACAACTAGTTTAGATCTGATAGGAAAAAATGTTGATAATTACGGACAATATTTCAACAATGATTTAGTTAAATTATTAACAAGTTTTGCAGCACCAAATGGTAATGAACCAAGAAGTCCTAAAACTGGTCAATTATGGTATAATACAACTCTTAAAAGATTAACAGTATATGATGGAGCATTATTTAAACCAACATACGGAGCCACTGTAAGTGGTACTGAGACACTAACAACAAGTACGGGTGATCTTTGGTATGATACAATTAATAGTCAATTAAAAATTTGGAATGGATATGTATATAAACTAGTGGGCCCAGCAGTTTCTGGATTGTTTGGAAAATTTGGAATTGAACCTCCTCCAACTACAATAAGAGAAGATGATACAAATATTCCTCAAAAAGCAGGTATAATATATTCATATGGCTCTTCAATGGGTTTAATAACTACATCTTCATTTTCTCTAAAGGCTACTGACGGCACAAAGTATCTTAATAGTGGAACAACATCCACTATTATTCAAGGTGTAACAATATCAAATAATTTAGATATTAGAGAAAATTTATATATCAATAAGATTAGACAAATTCCTCCTGTAAATACTTTGGTAGCATCATTTAATATTACTTCTTATGGTGATCCAAATCATGCAACGACTGCTACTGCAATTTCAAATATAGGCACCGGCAACATAGCTATAGGGGAATATTTAAGATTAATATATTCTACAGCAACTAATGTTCTCTATAATCAAGTTGCATATCCGATAGGTTCTGATGCTAGAGTTGTTTGCTATTATAATACTACTCCTTCAGTTCGTCGTTTCCGTTTAATAGATGATCCTATCCATCCGGGAATAAGAATATGGAAGTCATATGATCTTTATTATAATGCGGCAGCAAATACAATTACTAATATTGTAGTATTATAGGGATTAAAAATGGCATATATTTTAAATAAAACAAATGGGTCAATAGTTGCAACGGTACAAGATGCCACAATAGATTTATCTACAGATTTAATATTTTTAGGTAGAAATTATGCAGGCTATGGTGAACCTCAAAATGAAAATTTTATAAAATTATTAGAAAATTTTGCAAACACAACCCCACCTAGCAAACCTCTCGAAGGTGAGATATGGTATGATACTGCTAATAAAAAATTAAATTTTTATGATTCTAAAGAATGGAAAAGTATTTCCAATTTAATATCTAGTGACTCAAATCCATTCAATGAAAATAATCCCCCTCCACAGGGTAATCTTTGGTATAATTCTTTAGAAGACCAACTGTTTGCTTCAAATGGATCTGAATATATATTAATTGGGCCACCGACTGGTGCAGACACCCAAGCAGGATGGAGAGGGTCATTTGAACAAGACTTATATCGACCAGGCACTAATATTTTTAACATTAAAGCAATTATTGGATCAGAAGTTGTTTCAGTAGTTTCTAATCAAGAATATATAGTATATCCAAATTCTAATGCTACATATCCTATATATGAAGAAAAAACACCCCCCTTAAAATTATATAGAGGTATTAATTTAATTGGAGCAGACCCAGTTACAGGGCAATCTGCTATTATTAATACAATAGATGGTACATATTTTTCTGGTAATATATTATGGGGAACCGCAGCCCACGCAATAAAGGCAAATTCATCTACATATTCAAGTTCATTAACTTATTCAGTAGACGGATCTAATGTGTATAAACCAGTTGCATTTGTAACAACATCGTCACTTACCCAGGGAAATATAAATGTAGATTACGGATTTATGTATAATCCGTCTACTAATTATGTTAGAGCAACACGATTTGAAGGACTTGCTACTAGTGCGTTATATGCCGATTTGGCAGAACGTTATGAAGCAGATGCAGAGTATGAACCTGGAACAGTTGTAGTAATTGGTGGTGAAAAAGAAGTCACTGTTACCACAACATTTGCTGATACAAGGGTAGCGGGCATAGTGTCTAAAAATCCTGCCTATATGATGAATTCCGAGGCAGGAACTGACGAAACACACCCTTATATTGCCTTAAAAGGTCGGGTTCCTTGTAAAGTTTTAGGTCCTATAACTAAGGGCGATCTACTAGTAACAAGCAGCACACTAGGACATGCCCAATCATGGTCTATACCTCATGCTCCGGTAGGAGCCGTAATAGCAAAGGCCCTCGAAAGTTATTCCGAAGGCCTTGGTATTATTGAAGTACTGGTAGTCTAAACAGCCATCGGTGCGTTAATAGTTGCATAACAGTTGTAGTCGACTAATTTAATATCATCCATCTTAAACATAGTTATACCTTCAACTGGATTTAATTCAAGTGTTGGAAGATTTAAAGGCGCCCTGCTCAATTGTTCTCTGACTTGCTCTAGGTGATTATTATAAATGTGAGCATCACCGAACGAAATAATTAGTTCACCAACTGATAAATTACATACTTGTGCAATCATATGTGTAAACAATGCATAACTTGCAATGTTAAATGGTACTCCAAGAAACATATCCGCACTACGCTGATACATGTGGCAACTTAACTTTCTACTACTGCTAACATAAAACTGTGCCATCATGTGGCATGGAGGTAATGCCATTAACTCTAGTTCACCCGGATTCCATGCGCTAATAACATGCCTACGTCCATATGGATCTTTCTTAATACCATTAATCAATACTTGTAATTGATCAACATGTTTAACAGCCATTCTGTTAGATCCAAACATTGGAGCACGCCACGAACGCCATTGTACTCCATATACTCGTCCTAAGTCACCTTTAAAACGTGCCTTTGGTTTCCAATAGTCTGCATTAGCATTACCAGACCAGATGGTATTTTCTGTACTAGTCCGACTTCCGTGTAATATTTCTTTTAGACGATTCTCATCGCCACTACCTTCAATAAACCAAAGTAGTTCACTAACAACAGATTTCCAGGCTAACCGCTTTGTGGTAATAGCCGGAAATCCTTGTTGTAAATCAAACTTTAACTGTAGTCCAAACTTGCTAATAGTACCAACGCCAGTACGATCGGGACGATGTTCACCTGTCTCTAAAATCTCGCTTAGAGCATCGAGATAGACGTGTTCTGAATCTAACATTAAGCCGCTACAGTTTTCTTAGCCTTAGATTCTTTAACTTTTGGTGGATCAATAGCGTCTGCCATTCTACGGAAATTAGCAGCATCCTTGGCCAACTTGTCAGCCTTAGAACGATATTGTTTAGCAATAATTACAGGATCAGAAACTTCCTCAGTAGATTCAACTACTGCAGATTTCCTTGTTTCTGGTACCACAACATCTGGAACAATAATTTCTTTGTTAACTGCATCAAACTTTGAAGTAGTTGGAGTAGTTCCGTCTGTTACTGCTAGTTCTTCTACCTTAACACCTTTTTCTAATGCAATTTGTTCATTAACTTCGTTAAGTTGAATTGCAGTTTGAGCATTGGGTGTTACTAGTACAAGACTAGTGGGGACTTTTTTAAGATGTCCATTAGCATGTAGGTATTGTAACATGACGGTTCCGTCGGGGAATCGACGTACTGCCATAACATCTGCAAGTTCATTTGCTTGTTGTCCGGCATCACTATCAATTAGACTCATTAATGAGTCATGATATGCATCAGTAAGTCCACTAGTACCTACTACTAATGCACTATTAGGATCTCCAGGTAGGGTTCTGTAAACAATGGCTATCCTGGCCGAGTTATTTTTCATCTTTCCTACATGCTTAGTAAATTTAGCCATGCTACTCTCCTTTTATTTAGAAACCAGATCCGTCTGGTGCAGTTGTTTCTTCGGCATTTGTTGCTGGTTCAGATACAGCAGGTTGCGGTGCCACTGCATTTAAAAATGCATTAAGTTTATCAAATGTTGCACCAACAGATGTTATCTCTGCGGCAGCAAATGCTCCTCGACGAACCGCAGCATCAACAATTGCTCGTAGATTTGCTAAATCAGTAATTGTAAGTTCTGGAGTATTTTGAGGTACTGTTCCTCCTACAGGCGGCACTCCACCAATTCCGCCCGGTGTTGTTACTTGTGCTTGATCTTCCATTTTAATTTTCCTTATGTAAATTTTTGCATCCTATTGCTAGCATAGTTAGTTCCTTTGGATCTTCAATTCCTATATCTGTAGTAACTTTGATTTTCCTATTATGATCTAAACTATATCCGTCTACAATGGCATATCTGCCATTTAGGTTATATTCAATCCAATGCTCGATGTCTTTAACATTGAATCTATGCTCTATTGAAAGTTTTGTAAAATGCTCTGGAATAAACTTTAGTTTTCTAAAACCTAATAATCCCAAAGCATTTATTGTTCCTCTATTTAGAGACATTATATACCTACTTTATTTATAATATGCGGTCTCGCCGAATGGTGCAATTATGGTTTCATTACCGTGAATAACAAATAGACTTTCGCAATATTCTTCGTCACCCCAACTCCCGCAAGGATACCCATCTGTAAACATAATAAATTTCTTTGGATTAATATCTTCACGTTTCATAAATTCATAATTGGCATCAAAGTCAGTACCGCCACCACCTTTAACTTCGTAATTCAAGATATCGTCAGCATTATCGCCGGTGAATTTAGCATAGTTATACACTTCAGTATCAAAGCACCACAGATCCAATTTGAAGTCTTTGTACTCATCCATAATACCCTTAACTTCACTAATAAAGTCTTTAGCCATTACATCCGAGATACTTCCGCTCATATCGATTGCTACTGAAACATCAATAGTATCCTCATTCATCATTCCTGGCAATATAGCACCGCAGTGTTGGCTTTTACGATTAGGCCGGGTAAAACTGTAATTGCTTTTGTAGATGCTTTGGATCTGCATACGCAGGATCTGACGCCAATCCATTTTAGGTTCAGTAAAGTCTGTAATCATACGTTGGATACCTGCCGGCACCCTACCAGCACCGGCGGCTTGTGCGGCTGCTACAATGGCTTCCTTCATTTCATCACGAATGGCTTTTTTTTCTTCAGCAGTTAATTTAGGACGACCCTTGCCCTTGCCTTTGGTGTTACCATCTTTGTCGCCGCCCTCGCCCTCGCCCTCGTCACCGTCATCTAAATGTTCGTCCAGTAACTCGCCTAACGAATCGAGATTAATCTTTTCTGCCTTCTCATAAAGGATGTCGTAAATTTGTTCGTAACTTATTCCACGATATTTGTCATCTTGAAAACATTGCATGAAACTTGGAAACATTCCAATGCGTTCATCCTTTAGAATTTGATTAGCGGCATAGTCAGCGGCAATGTTTGACAGTTGAGGATCACGATTTTCTCGACGTCCCATGTGGTCAAATACATTGTGTAGTACTTCATGACCAAATCCAAATTCTGCTTCTTTAGGAGTTAGTTTATGTACAAAACCATTATTGTAATAGAAGTTTCTTCCATCTGTTGCCAATGTGCTACACCATTCGCTAGCATCAATCAATTGCATACGTGTAGCCAAATTGCCAAAGAAAGGATGACGAAGTAGCAATCCAACACGAGCAGTAATAAGTTTTTCTACAATCTTATTCTTTTCTGCCGCTGTAAATTGACGATCTGTCCAATCTTTTTTAGTGCGTTCTTGTTTCATTACTTTAGACATAGCATATCCTTTTAGTGTTTAAGTATATATTATACATTAAATTTATCAAAAGAGCAAGTAAAAAGGGCCCCTAAGGACCCAATTTTAGCCTTCCATTGCTGTGATAATGTATTTGCCATACTTTTCATGGAAGCGATCAAAGTTTTTCAACTTGCTAGCATCAAATGGCAGTTCATAATTAGTCAAAGCAACCTTGGCACCCATAACAATAAGTTCAGTTGGGAAATTATCCATCAAGAACAAAAAGAAGTTATCTGCCATCTCATCCCAGCCTTTAATTTTCTTACGATCTGCTTCTTTCAATTCATAGCATAGGCTAATGCTCAAAGAATACATTGCAGAAATTTCTTTAATTTCGCACTTCTTAACTTTGCCCGACAAGATATCGCTAGGGTTAGGCATCTGTTTAGCAACACGACGGTGTGCCATAAACTTAACAGCCAGGCCTTCACCTACTGCACCTGCAATTAGGTCAGTTAGTGTAGAATCGGATACATCATCATCGTCAAGCAATTCGCTAACAAAATGCCAACTACGTGGTGTAGCGAATGCACGGCTTGAACTCTTTGGATCAAAATCGTACAGATCTTGTTTGGCAAAACCCAAATAACCAACAACTTGTTCGTGTTCAAAATTGTTTACAGCCCATTCTAACCAATCTTCATAATCTGTACGCAATTCTAAGTGCAGGAAACGGTTAGCCAACGGAGCAGGCATGCGATAAGTAACACCTTTATCAGTTTCGCGATTACCGGCAGCAACAATGCTCACACCTTTTGGCAGAATGTAAGTACCAACTCGACGATTAAGAACCAATTGGAATGCCGCTGCCTGTGTAGCAGGTGCCGCAGAGTTCAATTCATCCAAGAACAGGATAGCAGTAGACTCTGGATCAGTAGGCAATTCTGCAGGCGGCGCCCAAGTCATAGTATTTGAATTACTATTGTAGTACGGAATACCTTTAATGTCAGTAGGTTCCCAAAGACTCAAACGAACATCTATAACCTCACGACCTTGTTCGTCGCCGAGTTGTTTGATAATATCGCTTTTACCAATTCCTGGAGGACCCCACATGAACACCGGGCGTTGTTTCTTAACACACTTGCGGATTGCTGCTTTAGCCTCTTTTGGGCTAACAGTACGATTTGCGGAAATTTTTTCTGCCATAAAATGCTTTCAGTGAAAAAGTTAATTAAAATACTGTATGCTTTATGCTTCAGTATGTATTAATTATACGATAGTTCTGTCGTATTGTCAAGTACTTTATTGTTTTTCAGCAAACCTCTTATGTGCTCTTTGCATTTTTTGCAGATTTCCAGAAAATAATACTAGTTGTATAGCCATTCTTTCCCCAAAAAGATAGATAGATTTATGGGTTATGTAAAATGGACAGTCAATATTTCGATCTATCCAAAGTATAAGAGCGTTATTTACATGAATTGGCTCGTCAAAATCCACCTTATGATACTTTATATCAGACGCAATAAGAGATTCAAACCCTTTATCTGTAAGTCCTAGGCCACCCTTTTCCTTAATTCTAAAGTTTTGCCAAAAAACTTGTAGCAGATTTCTTATGGATTTTTTGTCAACGCTTAACCCAAGTTGTTCTGCAACATAATGAGTGATCTTAAGTTTTTGGTTCATCGGTGATTTTTTCACCAGAAGTTAGTTTATAAACGGAAAACTCTGTAGTATTGAACATTTTGTTCAACTTTTCCGATAAATTAAAAGCATGACCGCTATTTGCAAAAGACACTTTCTTATACTTTGGCCCTACTTCTTGTGCAACTACACTACTAGTTTTTAAATTAATTGGTTTATCTTGGTAAAACACTGACCAAACAGCATCAGACTCTAAAACTTGATCCGTTTTATAAGATTTTTTATTGGTTATTTCTAACAGAATATTTGGTTTAGGTCTTGACATTATATACGTATCTCCGAAAAGTGCGTATATATTTATCGGTTTTTTAAAATTTACCACCGTCCATTTTAACCTCTACAATAGTGTTTTGTTTATTAGAAGAAGTTTGATCTAATATACTACTTAATCTAGTCATGACCGATGCAATACTATCATATAAATCTATATACTCTTTTGAGGATAAAGTTATTGATTTTTGACTACTTTTTCTAGCAATTCTTGCTTTATCTAAAAAATCTTCAAGAGGAAGTAAGTTTAATTGACTCATATCTTATTAATTGTGTTTAACATATTTTTCATTTCTTGTTCTGTTTTAAATGGACCGTGATATGGATAGCGTTCTAATGTGATTAGTTTAGGGCAAAAACTTTTAACCCATCCTTTTCGGAATTGAATAACATAGTACCCTGCACAATATTGGCTTTTGCTTTTAGAACTCTTTGCATATAATGGTAGTTTTTTCTTTACATTATAAACTGGTTCAAAAGGTTTTGAACTACATGGGTAGTTATAGATAGTATGGTTAATTGGTTCTATTTCAAATTTACGTTTAGTATCAATTATATCTAATTTTTCAATTATATCTTTGAAACTTTTAATATTAATTATTTTACCTTTATGTAAAAAGATATATCCTTTTTTATTTTTTGAAATAGATCCAATCTTTTTACCATTTCCTTCGATGATCCATTCTTTATTTGGGATCAATACTTTTGAAATTACTTCATTCATGCTATATATCTCGCATTAAGTGGTTCTGCATAACTTTGTACCTGCTCACTAATTTTATTAAGATCGTATTCAGAGCATAGTTTAAGCAATCTTACGCCAACTTGTGGAATATTCTTCTCTGCCGTTGTAGCAGTTTTGATTGTTTCTTTAATTAACTCTTTAATATTATCCGGTTGTGCTGTTAAATCGCACAGTTGTACATTACGAACGTAATCATCTAATACACGATGCTCAACACCTTCGTGGTCAGACCAACGTTGCAACATGAGATTGTTCCACGCATAGCCTTTGGATTCTCTATCGGCAAACGCATCACGAAGACCAACTTTATTCTTTGTGCCTTTCTCACGTACCCCTGGATAAGCACTAAAGATATTGTCAGATGTATCGCCACGCATACACTTCTCAAAGAGTAACCATGCTGGATCTGGTGCACCTTTTGACAAATTAGTTTTCTTATCTTTAACAGGCTTACCTTTTTCATCAAAGTATCCCTCATATGTGGTTGTAATCTGCATTACACCATTATATTGACGAACATTGGGTGCAATCAATTGTGCAAAGTCTCCATCTGTTGAGACCACAATATGATTATCATTAGGATGACTTTGTATCCAACCGCCAATTAAATCATCTGCTTCTAATTGTGGATGTTGTAATACAGTACAGTTAGTTTTATTTGTGATGTAATCTTTAAACTGATCAAATGTTTCCCAAAATACACGATCTTCTTCTGCTTCTCTTGGACTTTGAGCAGCACGGGCTTCTGTACGTTGTCGTTTGTATGGAGCATACACATCCTTCCTCCAACTACGACCTTCTAAAAAGAAGATAACATGGTCGCCTTTGAAGTCACGCCATGCTTTGCGAACACTGCCTAATACAGTAGCAAGACTCATTCCGATCTTATCATTTAGATCACCACGAGTAGCGTGTCTTGCACGGAAGAATGTGTTTGCTGTATCTACAAGAATGTATGTTTTGTTCATTAAGAAATTTCCGATCTACCGTCACCTAAATTATTAACATTAATATAACCGCTACCTCGTCGATCCATATTAATATCTGACTCACTTCCGATGTTTCTGCACAGTTCCTGAAACCATTGATCAACCACTGATTCTTCTGTATCACCTTGAAACCCATTTGTTCTTAATTGTAACACAAAATATTCATTCCAGTCAAGTTCAAAAAATCCATTACGAATGTTATCTTTGTTTACATGGGTATCCAAAACTGCTACCCAGGGTTCTTTATTTTCAGTTGCAATTTCTTTTGGAGTTTTTATTATTTCCTTAACTATAGGTATTGGTGGAACTTCTTTAGGTTCTGAAAAATGTACTACTGTGTTAATACCTAATAATTTTTTTAAAAAATCTATCATTTAAGTACCCCATTCATTTTTAAACAACGGCACTTGTAGTCTATCGCTGTAACGTAATCCATGCTTCATTGCTAACAATGCTACATTACGATTGTTCATTGCATAGACACTTTCTACACCGCCTACTGGCATTAGATAAACATATCCTGTAAATCCTGCTGAACGATATTCAGCAATGGCACGTTCAGCATCCGCAAAGTCTTCTTCTGTGGCAATAACAAACTTCAAGTATGCTGTACCATACTCTTCATACTCAAATACACGTTCAGGTTTGATAGCATCCAACCACGGCTCACCACTGCAAGGCAATTTAGCACTTACACTGAATGTAACGTCTCTATAGAAGTCAATATCATCAGAATGGTATTTCCATGTATGCAAATATTGTTTGAATTCTGTAGTTAATTTCATTGTGCCATTTGTCTCAAAAGTAATTTCTTTAAGACCTGCCATTTTAGGATGCTTCAACAAGTCTGGATACTGCTTCTGCCAACCTAACAATGGCTCTCCGCCTGTAATAACCAAATGCTCGTCACGCCATTCTCCATGTGGAAGTATTTCCATAATGCGTTCTACAATGGCATCTGTAGTTAGCATTGGACTTAGATCTTTAAAACGCGGATCCCAACTGGCATAACTATCACAACCTGTGCTTACTAATGGAAGTTGTTTGTAATCGTTATACAAATGAACTACTTGTGCAATGTCTTCTACTTCTGTGCTTAGTTCACCGCGTGGCATGCCAAATCCTGCACATTTAAAGTTACATCCAAATGTGCGTAAGAACACACTGGGCACCCCCATATATCGGCCTTCTCCTTGAATGCTGTAAAATAATTCTGCGATCTTAATTTTGCTCATATTATTCCTTGATAAGTAATTATATACTTTTATTTAAAAAAGTCAACACTATTGAACAAAATATGAGAACAAAAATATACTGGAATTTACATAATCATTGTACAGCACAATGTACATATTGTCCTTCTACATATTGGGGAGGCGAAGAACCTCGTCATATATCGGAATATTTAGAAATTACAAACAAAATAATATCTCATTATTCATCATTGGGTAGAAATATTGATTGGGAATTTAACGGAGGTGAGCCATTAGATATGTTTGATTTTCCTATGATATTAAAACTATGTAAGGAAAATAGTGGAAATATTAAATTAAATTCTAATGGCGGTAAAATGTGGCTTGATTGGTGGGCTATTGAACCGCATATTGACGTTCTTAATCTCACTTATCATTATTGGCAAAAAGAACCATTGATTAAATTTATATTAGATTCGTTTCATAATAAAAGTAAAATTGTAAATGTAACTGTACCTATTCGTCCTAATTTTTTTGAAGAAGATATAAACAGAGCAAAAAAAATTGAAAATAATTATAATTTAACAGTTAATAAATCTGTACTATATCACGGTGCTGATAAAAATGCTGGATTTATGTATGAATATAAATCTAAACAACTAGCAATTATGTCAGGGATTGAATACATAGAATATATACCTGAAAAAGAGCATACATCTGAAAAAGAACATATACCTGAAAAAGAAAAAATAGTTATTCCCTTAGTAGTTGAACAAAATCATTTTAAAGAAACTACACTTAAAGAAAGATTTGAAGAACGAATCTTACAAAGTCCTAGTTTCACAGGAATGGCTTGCAATATAGGAATTGAAACTTTAAATATATCTCATTTGGGATGGACTAGTGGTAGTACATGTAACAATTTACATTTAGGAAATATATGGGACAAAGAATTTGAATTACCAAAAACACCTAGTGTATGTAAAATGAATAACTGTTTATCTCCAACTGATCAATTAATTACAAAATTTTCTGTGTAGACTAGATTTTTTTATAGATTTGATTTCTGTTTGTTGAGAAATATACTCATCGTTATGAACCCATTTATTATTCTTTAAAAAACCCCATTCTTTTTGCTGCTTCCCAGGCATAAACAATGTCCATGTTGTAACATTTGGATTTATTTCTATGCGATGATAGGACGTTGCCTTACAAATACGAAAATGTCCAGGACCCCGCCATTTAGCAGTTTCATATATTTTTTCACCCTTTTCATTGAAATGAGGAATCCATTCCCAATAACCACCGCGTAATATTAAGGTAGCATAGGGCCACGGATGATCATGAACATCATCTGGATCTGATTTAAGAAACTTATGAAGAAATACATTGAACGGAAATTTTTTTCTTTCTTTTAAAAAAATATAATATCGTTCTAAATATGGTTCATCACTCTGACGATCCATAACAATACGTTTACGACCGAGTTGATCAAGTGTATTTAAAAACCAATTCATTTAAAATTTTCCAATAGTTTAGTTGCACTAAAAAAATTATCAGTTAAGTCTCTAGTCTGTGCTAGTAATTTAGGAAGGCGTGTCTCATAGTGATCCATATGCTGATGAATAGCGAAACATAGATTGGGTCTATGACTCTTATATGCTTCAAAATTTTCAGTCCATTCGCTAGGATATTTAAATAGGTCATAATACATCTCAGTATAACTTAAACGATCAGGAACTAATGGAATAGCACCTACTAATGCGCCTTCATAACAACTAATGCCCAATGTTTCTTGTAGATTGGCACTAAACACCATTTTTGCTTCACCTAACAAATTATGATATTCATTCTTTGTTAGTTCCTGTTCTTGACAAACAACAAATTCATATTGTGGCAACTGTTCTTTTAAGTCACGAAATATTTCAACTTGCTTCTCAGGTGCAATGCGATGCGGAAACAAAATTAGATCACGCTTCTTCATGCCCTTGTACAAGTTTAAAGTATTATCCATATACTCCATGGGCCAACCTGTGCGAACAATTTTTCCTTGTTCGATCATGGTCATCTTCCATTCGTTATCAACTGTTTCGCTAAATGTTTTAGCAAACAGATTAATGTGAAAGTCAGTGGCAAAATAGTTATGATCAATAGCGTGAAAGAAACTTTCTTCAGCATGTCGTACCCACTTTGCATCGCCGATAAGACGACCTAAAAAGTCTTGAGGGTCATAACTACCGGCATGCCATAATCCGTGTATAGTTACAGGAATGCCGAGAAGCCCGGCCATGTACTTGAGATTGATGACACCAGGGTGCCAAGCATCAGTAAATACAAAATGATCACCTGCATGAACGGCTCCGTTGCAAAATAACCTACCCAAGGTTTCAACTTGCTTAGCCTTGTAGATATTAGTTCCACCAAAATTAAGAAAAGCACCAGGGGTAGTAGCAGCAGGGATATCAGTAGGTCCAGCAATAATTTGAACATTGTGTCCTGCCTTTCGTAAGAGATTAGGTACATGAGACTGCCATTGTCCCGTGTACCTTGTCGAAACTGCTTCAATATCGACTACATAAATCATATTAACGTTGATTGTATGGACGAGGATTATTACCCTTGTACTCTGTGCGTGATCGACGTTCTCCACCGTTACTCCAACGTTGGAAGTTACGGTATTCTTGACTGCGATATAAATCGCTTTCGTTGAATGGAAGAAGATTAAATCTGCAATGATCTAACCAAGCATCGAGATCATCAAAGATCTTAGATACCTCGGGTTTCATTTTAAGAGTTTTTTGAATATAAGCGGGTTGCGCCATTTAAGTTTTTTCCTAATATTAGGGTTGATTAAAAAAAGTAAGTGTAGCGCCATTCTCGCCATCTTCACTTACGTCAATGATGGTCTTACGACCAGGCCACCTTGCAGTGATTGTCGTGTTAAGTTCACGAGCAATCATTTCACAAGATTTGTGGTTGAGTTCAAGAGTACCATCACTGTAGCACTTCTCAAGCCAACGCTTAAACTGGATAAATTCAATATCGCGGTCATCTTGGAAGACCTCAATAGAAACTTTAAAATGAAAAATATGTCGATGTGGAGTTCCAAGGAAACTTACATCATATTCGTCGCCTGTGGCCAACTTAGGATCAGTTGCGGCTGCGGGATACATGTGGATACCTTCTTTGCGGAAGGTGACCCAGATAAGTGATAAGTCGTTCATTCTGCTGTTTTCTTAGTTACAGTTTTTACAGGTTTAGTAGTCTTAGTTTTTTCAGGAAGATTATCTTTCATCATATTCATCATTTCCCAAAGTTTCCAATCCATGCTTTCAAGCAATTTGAATAGACGTTCTTCTGTAGTTTCTTGTTTTGCTTGTTTAGTTAGTTTTGCGTTAATCATTTAAATTTAATTACCTCGTCGTTTTTATATTGATTCCAGTCTGTGAATTTACTACGATCCATAAGTGTATGCAGACTGTGAGACCATACACCGGGATTAGTTGCTTTAAAATCTTTATCATCAATTTTAATCATTGTGTTGTAATTCCACAATTTAATATAAGGAAGTGGAATTCTAATCTGTGGAATAAAATTATCTTTCTCATTCAAACCGCTTTCTAGAAATTCTTCTGCTAGATTAATTGGAATATCAAGACTACATAAGTATTCTAGTTCTAAAAAGAAATGAATCATTGAGTCCCAACTTCTCCACTCGTCATAATTTGTAGGATTAAAACTATGATTAGCACCAAAGAATATGTGCCTTGCACCATTTAAGTTTTTAGCAATATCTTCAAAAGATTGGATTCCTGTAACAAATAATGTTTGCATTCCAAATGCAGGAGTATGTTCAACCTCTACTCCTGTAAAGAATTCAACATTATCTGTTTCACCGGTTTTATAATCACGTTTCATAATATTAGTATAGCAGAATTATTAGTCAAATGCAATAGCTTATTCAGCCAATCTGTTTTCAAGTGCTCTATACTTTGGATCTTCAACATCTTCTGTATCTACTTCTAATGAAGTCGTAATATTTTCAATTTCAAATAAATTGTTAAATGTATTTTGAGCAGGACCACCTTGCATTCTAGAACCTTCAAGACTTCTTAAGAAATTTAATCCTTCTTCGATCATTTCAAATGCTTCTGTTTTTGACTTAGTATTAAACAATTCTTCAACGAATCGATCAAAGTACAAAATATTACGTGGAACCCAATCGCTATATTGATCACCTGCAATATCTTTAGAACTAAGTTTATTCCAATGTCTCCAGTCTGGTTTAAATCTAGTTTTCTCAATGTCTGCTAATTGATTTGCACGTTGTACAGCAACAATGTGGCATTCAACATTATGACCCATCATAAGAGCATAAGCAAAACTATCCCACGATGTTTTACCTTCTTTTTTAATTTTGTTCAACATGCCAGGAGCATAGTGACAAATATCACCCATTGTTAATCTACGACCAAATTCACTTTCGAATGGGAATGGTATGTCTGATTCTGCAAGTGCTTTGTTGTCTGGGGCTTTGTCCATAATAACACTCCACCTTTTTGTTGTGTGTTGTGCGTTGGTATAGACAAGTCCGTGCGCTGTTGCGATAAACGGTGAGGCGCAGTCAAAAGATACGGTAAAGTTTTCATTGATATGTTTTCTGATTTGTCGTTGTATTGAAGTCAAATATACAGCCCAATCTAATTGTGCTGTGCCCAGGAAGTGCATCCAGTCTTTACCATTAAGCAAACCTTCGTCTCTAAGAGTCATTAGTCGCTTTAGGGTAATATCCATCTTGCACATATTAGCGCCACCCATGGCCCAACCTTCTGCGGCCTTATCGCCCCAAACTGCTGGATCGCTAAATTCTTTTACTCCATTATACCACTTCTCAGCAGTATCCCAATCGTTGCCTTGGAGAACATTTAAAAACTTTGTAAGTCCTTGTCTATTATCTAAAAAGAACTTGTTGTTATATTTTGTTTTATCTAAACAATCATCGAATGTTTTCAACCCTGTCTTAGGACTATGAATGTGATCACAAGCCCAAGTAGGAACGTCTAACATCATTGACCAATCAGCAGTTAGTTCAAGCCAGTCTAAAATTTGTTTTCGAGTTTTAGTTGCGGCAGGCCCTTCAAAGTCTAACCAATCAAATTTAAGAACACCCTTACCAATTTGGTATCCGCCCGAGTCACCTAAGATCATGGTGTTATTTCGATCACGTTGTTGTATCATTGATTCTTGAATAACACTTTTATTAAGATCCAATTGTGCATGACCTGCTGAATACAAACCATATTTGTACGTAAAGTACCCTTGCTCCGGATTTAAAAAATTCATACCTTCAATACCACGATCAAATCCTTTAGGAATACGATCATCTGGTATAAATTTTTCTAGTCTTTGTTTGGCAATGTATGTACTATAAAAACTACTAATTGCCGGCAAATAAACTGCATAGTCTTTTTGTAGTGGTGTTAAATTAACTTGTTTCATGTTCTTGACTTAATATCTCTGTTATTTTTAATTGTTCTTCTGCGCGGGCAAGTTCTTTTTTAGCACGATTTATATTTTCTCTAGCAATTTTAACAGCAGGATTATCGTTGGGCAATGATAAAAGAACTTCTTCTTCCATCTGTTTCTTCCTTGCCCAATCTAATAATTCTAAAGTATATTTGTCTAATGTAACAGTTGCATAACTGGTAGATAATGTCCTCCAGCCAGCAGTTCCCATGAATTGCTTGCTAGCATCATCAAACACTTGTATCTCTGAACCCCATATACGAATCATTCCCTGCATAGGATTTACATCATTCATAGTAATATAAGGTACAGACGTGTCACCACCTGATACCTTAACACCTACACCGCCAGATAGACCTTTTATCATGCGTTTGCTGGAATGATATATTTGTAAGTAGCCAAGCCGCTGTCTAACGTGATTTGCATAGCACCTTCATTACTAAAACTAATTTTAGTGTTGTTAGCATCTGCAACTTTTAAAATACTCAATACACTGGTTACAGGCCATGTCCATGCTTTAGTAATCTTTCCAACAACACCTGTGGCAAATACAAATTCACCACCATGACTGCTAACATCGCCGAATGTAAATGTTAATTTGTCGCCTTCTGTTTTTGCCAAGAACGTTGTATGTTCTGTATTAGCACCTGCTTGGAATTGAAAACGTTGAACAGAAGCAAGTGTTGGCTCAACTTCAACATCCCACTTGACTCCACGAAACTTGACAGTTTTTAATTTCTCATTAATAATGTCTTGATTCATAAATCGATAGTCATTCTTAAAATCTCCGTCTTTGTTTTCAAAGTGAAGACCAACTGGAATAGTTTCGCCATTACGTTCAGCAGTAACTACTTCAATTTTAGCATCTTCTTGATATTCTTTACCATCTAATAGATAGCGTAGTTTTTCAAGTTGTGGCATACCATATGTACCAATCATGTCTGGATATGGATTAGCAGTCTCGGCATACATAATAACTGTACGGTCATCTGCCATAGAGTCAATTAGTGTTTTTTGATCAGTGCCTGTAATTTTAACAATGTTAAGAAAGCCTAATTTGTTAGTATGTGCAACGATGTCTTGAAGAATAGATTTCATAATAATTTCCTTTTAGTTAGTTTATTTAGATTTAGGGAGAAAGTCAAGTAATATTTTAATCAAAACTGAATAAAGAATTAAATGTGTTTGTTTCGGTTGTTGATTCTAGATCCCACTCTAGAACTCCAATAAGATTATCAAGTTTATTATTGATAATAGTTGCTTCCATTTCAGCATGATCAAATGGCAAGTCCTGGAACCATTTAGGCAGTCTAAGTTCATCAACTGGATACGCAATACTTGTATATCCTAACGGATTAGATTTTACCTTGCAAACAATAACTTTCATACCATCAACAATGTTGGCACTATATTTGTCACCGTTCATACGTTTAAGAGTATTCCAATTGATGCTTGCCCGTACATGTCCTGGCATATTAGCCTTCCCAGCCTTTTTTTCTTTTTCTTGATATTCGGCAATGTTGTTTGCACGTTTAGGACTACCTTTTTCCCACCCGGGCCTTGATTTAAACTCAGTTCTAAATTCTGAAATCATTTCTAAAATTTCTTCTTCTTGACTACCATTTAGAACTTTGGTAAGAACTTCCTCAAGAAACTTCTGCATGAATTCCGGAGTATCACTGCGCTTCAAATCTAAACCCATGGCTTTGATCTTGCCAGGTTTAGTTTCGCTATCATATCTCTTGCCATCCTTATCATAGTACAATACAGCATAACGCTTCTTAGTAATGAACAGGCCCTTAATTGCAACAATTTCACGTCCTGCTTTAATAACTTCACCACGACTCTTTGGACAGTGAAAAGCATCTAACATGAACTGTGGAAATGTATCATTAACATTATCTGCAATTGTGTCATATAATTGGATAGCAATATCTTTATCCCAAGGAACAAGTTTCTTTTGGATATCAATTTTTAATGTATTGTAAGCAGAGAAATAACATGAGTCTGTGTCACCGTAAATAATACTTTTACCGACGTGATCAAACTCACCTGTGATAACTTCATTGACCTTACCGGCCATATGACGAGCAATAGCACGACCAGTTAGTGTAGTACTTTGTCCGATGCGCTTGTCAAAGAATCTACAGCCGGGATTTAGAATAGCACCATACAAACTGTTTAGGTTAATCTTCTTGACCAACTGACGTTTGTCCCAATATTCTTCTTCAATCTTATTGCCGGCATCCATAGCCACTTTAAGTTTCTTTTGCATATCCTTACGCTCACTATACCAGCGAGCCAGCAAGCCAGGAATAATGCCTTCTTGTTCATAGGTAAAGATTGTACCATTGGCACTAAGCATCCATGGATTATTACTTTCGTAAATTAATCTATAAGCCTCGGCTGCACTTACAATATCTTTTTCACCATTTTCCCAATCTATGGTAAGTTCAAATGCACGATCTTGACGCATCACTGCTTCGTATTCTAAACTACCAAACATACCTTCCCATGCGGCAGCAAAGGATTTTTTATGTAACGTTGTTTGTTCATGAATAAATTCGTCAGTATTAGTTTGACGTATTTGTCCAACAATAGTTTCCGGACCCATATTCAATGCTCGAATAACACTTGGATATAGACTGTTAATGTCCATACTGCCTATATAGTCATGTAATCCTTTTTTAGGATACGCTACGTAAGCACCTGCTGCTTGATTGTTTTCTGTTTCATCACGTTTAGCACGACTTGGAACTATTAGACCTCGGTGGTGTGCTTCATTAACAATTGCTTGTTCAGTAACGGCAACCGCACCCATTGTGGTCTGTAACAATACAGTACATTCATGTGCTAGAGTATTTGCTAGATCAATAAATTTTAGTTTCTTATCTAATTTATCGAGTAGTGCAGTATCTTGTCTATTGTATTCAATAAACTTTCGGAAGTCATTATTATATAGTTGATCCAATGTACCTTCATAAACAGTTTTACTTTCACCTATCTCCATTTCTCCAATGGCATCAAGTCTGTAGGTGTGACGTTCTTCATAGGTATATTTCCTGTACAGTTCGAGACTGTCCAGATGAACGCGACCAATAAGATCATAAGTAACAGCCTGTTTCCCATATTTCTCATATTCTCTTTTCTTTGGAAATTGATCCCACAAACAAAATCTGCGAGTATCTTCTTTACTTAGTACTTTGGTAACACGATTGACAGTGTAAGGAATATCAAAACCTTCACTATTCCAACCGCTTAAAATATCAGCATCTTCAATTAGATTTAAAAATGCATCCAACATTTCTGCTTCTGTTTCAAACAATATAGTATTAGGAAAATCTTTAACTTGTTCCTGTGCTTGTTCCATAGTTAGTGTTTTAGGTGGAACAGCAAAACAAACTAACGTATCCATCCATTGTAAATGAACCGCAATACTTGTAATTGGCATAAAAGCATCTTCAGGAGTGCTATAGCCACGTTCTGGATCAAAATCAACCTCAATGTCAAAAAACGCTACATGAAGTTTTGGTGCATCAATACCAAGATAGTGATCTTCTAAACATCGGAAAGCCGGTTTAATATCACTTTCAAAAAGCCTGCGTTCTCCGTGGATACGTAGTTCTTTCTGAAAGTCCTTGTTATTTCTACAAGATACTTTACTTAGATTCTCACCGTAGATTGATTTGTACTTACCCTTAGGGTCAGGATAATAAAAGATAAATTTGGCAGGATATTCTTGATAAATTCTACCCTTTTTTGTATCGCGCTCAACTACCTTGACAATATCTTTGTCGCGATCCCACCATGCATCAACATATGACATATTTTTCCTCCTCGTGATTTAATGGCTCACTGACCTTCTTATAATCAATTATGGCTGATTCAACCTTACTCATAAATTATTTAGCATCCTAAATAATCCGACACTATCTATAGTGACAAGCAGGCAGTAGTTAGCCAGCATTCCAAAAGAACGTCTAGAAAAACAAGCCCATCCATACATAATGCACTGGCAAATAAAAATAGGATACAAAATAATAAGAGGCGGATTGGGTACAGTGAGCGCCATAGTAGTCGCACATCCGATACTAAGTGCCCAAGCCGTAACCTCAACGATAAAACGAAGAGGGTAAGTTTTATAGTCATTTTGTATCCAATTGATAATGTTTATTAAATGATTATTCATCAGTACGACGATGTGAATGCCCACTGATATCTACAATAGTTTCCAAATCATCAAACTCTTTCCAAACGCTATCCCATTGATCTTTTTGTGCAATTCGGATAGCCTTTTTAATCACACTAGGCTTAACTTCGAGTTCCTCTGCCACTGCTTTAATGGTATCGTTAAGCCCTTCAGTGAGGTCTTGAATCTCTTGCATAACGGTCATGCCCTCTGCAACGATCTGTTTAATTTTGGCCTGTTCAGGCGCTCCAAATGCTTTACCCATAAAAAATCTCCTTGTAAGTAAGTATATACTAGACAAGGAGTTCTGTCAAGGTTTATTTTATAAACGAGCGTCTATAATGTTCCAATTGATAATTTTCCATGTGTTAGTTAAATAACCCTTTTTGTCTGCTTGGTAATCAAGAGCCCAAGAGTGTTCCCACCAATCTATTAGTAGTATGATATCATTCTTAATTTGGTGATTGACAATGGTTTTGATCTCACCGTTTCGAGCAAGATAGACCCACCCACTGCCTTGTATGCCCATAGCAACTTTGGTAAATTCTTCTTTAAAATTATCAAATGATTTAAAATGTTTATTGATAAACTCTTTAGATGCACCTATTGGGGTATTGTTTTCATCTGGGACTTGTAGTTGTGGAAAATACATACTATGTAAGAACGCACCTGCTTCGTTGAAGTTTGGATCACCTTCACCGGCATTAAAGCGATTGACATAAGTTCTATATAACTTGCCATAATGATAATCCATTGTATCTTCGCTTTTCACAGGTTCTAGTGCATCGCGAGCATAGGATAACTTCACCTGCTCAAGGTGTTTAATTTCTTTGCCCTCTACTACATATTTTATAAAATTATACATTATTTCTTTTTAGCCCTTCCAACTTTCATATTGGCTAGCCAATGTGCAAGTTGACCTTTGCGGCCGCCTTGCTTGGCAGTCTTACGTAAACTACTTACACTTGCTTTGGTATTTACACCGTGTCGTTTGGCATCACCCTTGTCTTGGGGATTACGACCATCGGCAAAATTCTCTGCTACATCCTGCTGACCTTCCACAGTAAGCCTGTCTAATGCTATTGGATTTAATACAACATTCGGTTTCAAGCCTTTGGTGTTAGCATAGGCCACATACACTTGATCTGTGGGTTCTATAACAAAACTCACACAATGTTTACCGGGCCAGTCTGGTTTGCCCACACTAAACCAAATGCCTATCACAGGAATAAATGGATGTTCATCTGTGCTCAACCGACCATATTCCCGTTCGCCTGTGGCGTCACGCCGAGGTTTTAGTCCTCCACTTTTCTTAATTGCTTCTAGCCTATTGGTACAATGATAAACCCTTTGCCCCACTATGTCTTGTCCAGGAAATAGATTCGTACCAGGAACATTCTTAGGTGGTCTAACTCCCTGGTAGTTGGTAAAGTTTTCTGTTTGCGTGGGAATATGATTTGGACCGTAGCTTATTCTACTGCCCACAATCTGTTCCAATCCAACATGCAATGCAGGCCCGGATAAATGTTTTCGTAGCCATTTTTCTGCTAGATTGTTTATAATTTTTTCGTTGGCATAAACAACACCACCTTGACTCTTACTATGAACATACGCATGATATGCTTCGTGTGCAGCCTGTGCTACATCTCTGGCAGCAGTACTTTCTAAGTTTGGTACATTGATACTTCCTACACCGTCACCTGTATCTCTAAACATAGGAGGCCCACCGCTTTGATAAACATAATACATTCCTGGTCCTAATTCTTCATCGTCGTCCGTTACTTGATCTCTTCCTAGTATATTTCGAATTACATCATATGCTGTCCATAGCGTAGGAGCAGGAGCACCACCAACATGTGTGGTTGGAAGCATAGGTTTATCTTCGGGATCAAAATCACCGTATCGTGCTTTTAGATCGTCATCACTTGCAAGCGCCTCAAGTAATTCGTTAATACGCATTTAGCAATTCCATTTGCGTAGAGCCAATGCCTTACGTGTGGGTTTGCCATTGGGCTTTTTCATAGGACCATCAACACCGCTCATACGAGCACAGAATGATTTACGGCGTTTAGCAGCCTTACTACCGGCTTTTAATTTGCTGGGTTTAGTGGTAACCGCTGTTTGCAGTTTGCTACCAGGATGCTCTCTACGATAACTAGCAACACCTTTGGCATTTAGTCCGCCAGACTTGCTTTTGCCGGCCTTACGATGCCAAGCAGCAGATTCGATTATAAATTCGTTTGCTCTCATTGTTTTTTCACCTTTGGCTGACGGGCTTTATACAAGGCCGCTGTGGCCATTACTTTTTTTTTTCTGGGGTCTTATTTTTAAATTGGTGATACTTTTGTGGATCAGCATTTTGGAAATTATCAACCCAAGTGTCTAAATCCATAGTAGGTTCCAATTGTCTTTCAACCATAGTTTGTAGTGATTCAAAGTATGGATCTACACTTTCGTTCTTTAGTTGCTTGATCTTATCTTCCGAGCCTTCCGCCACACCTACTACTTTGCTACCTTGGGTTTTGGCAGCAGTACCTGTTCTACTAGCTTTCATTTTATCACCACCACCGCCTATGTGCTTGCTGCCATAATCGGTTTTGTCTGCTTTACGAGGTTTTTTATATGGAAGTTGTTGTACCTTTCCACCTTTACTTAAAAATGCGTTTAATGCAGAATCATCTTCTTTAACAGAACCAGTATTTTGTGTTTTAAGAACTGCACCTTGATAGCGTAGTTCTAAGTTAGAAAAGTTAATATCTCGTTTTTCTAAAAATTCAGTTATAAAATCTTCTGCTTGATGTAATTGAGATTTAACATCGCCTTTGAATCTACCGGTTAAGTTAAACTCTTTAGATTCACCATCGATATTAACAATTGCAATTAATTTATTTGGATCAGTTTGATTATCAGCACGAGCACCGCTTGCTGCTGATATTCCCGCGGCCATTGCTCCTGCACCTTTGAGGAAACCTCTACGGCTCATGTCCTCATCTGTGTCTTGCTCAGATTTTCTTTTACCAAATGTAGCATGTACAAGTTGATCTAATTTTGCATGGAAATTAGTTTCAGCATCTTTGCTAAGTCCTGCATCACCTTCCGCCACACCATGTTGCTCACCGTTGATACTTTGTAGCACACTATTCAAGTAGTCTGCGGCTTTAGTAATTTTACTTTGTTGCCAAGCATCAAGACCTTCTTGTTCGCTGTAACGTTGTACCATGTCTAATAATGATTGAGCATTTTTAGCAATACTCATTAGTTCGCTACTGGCCATTTGTATTTCGTGATCAGGATGATCTCTATTTTCCATAAAAGGTTTTTTATGTTTTACATTACCTTGTTTGGCTTCTTTTTTCTTATCTTTGTGAGCACCAGCACCGCTTGACTTGGCATTCTTAGCAACAAAGTTTCTTGGAGTACTTGCTGGAACTTTTTTCTTATCGCCTTCTTGTGCAATCAAGTTGTCACCTTTTCTACGCTGCATACCACCCATGGGCATACTAACACTGGCAACACTACCTGAACTAGTCCCCCCACCGCTGGCATTTTCTAATACATAACGAGTTATGTTACCTTGATCTATTTTTTTAAATTCATTAGTCATGATTTTTTTCTCTATCTTTCCAATTTGCCACAGGGCTAACTGTGTAAGTACTATCTAATTCTTTACTATTCATGTCACCGTTGTTAATATCTTTATGATTTGCGCCTGCCATTTTATAAGCCTGTTTAAGGATATCTGCTTCTATTTTAGTATAAGGAGCAGTTAATTTGTTCTTACCTATCCAACTAACATAATCCATATCGGGTTTGTTTTTACCATCACACATTGCGGCAGCAAGACCTACTCTATTGAACGTATAATCGCTATTGGCATGTTCTGCATCGCTGAATGTGTGTAACCCTCGCGACGGCTGTTGTTGTCTCTTTGACATCTTGCCTGTTGTTCTTTCAGTGATAAATTCGTTTGCTCTCATAGTGTTATTTATTAGTTGCTTCATTAACAATAATCTTGTTAATCAAAGCATCCATAATGTTCTCAACATTCTCACTTACTGGCACACAATTTGGAACGGTCTTGCCCGCTTTTTTCTTAGTACCTACAGGGTGATAGCCTTTCCAGCAAGGGTTAGTATCCTTCAAACTTTCTTCCATACCACCAACTAAGTCACCAGCCTGTGCAGGTTTGTTTTTCTTTGGCCCAGTGTTCTTCCATTGTCCTGCTGGTCCAAGTTTGTTCTTTTTGCTACCTGCAAAGTTACTTGCTGGCATCATCTTCTCAGCAATCTTCTCATCCTTCTTGGGTTCTGGTTTGGGAATACTACTTGGAGTACGAGCAAGACTTGCGTCGCTCTTAGCACGTTGTTTCTGTTCAGCATTCCATAAACGTTGAGCAGCACTCATACGAGCCTCCGCCACACCTTGCTGACCTTGACTCATTCTGTGTAGAGTATTCAACTCATCCATCATAGCCTTGCCTGCTTGTTTAACATCACCGGTGTGTTTCATAACCATATAGGCAGTATCAATAGCACCTAACATTTCTTCTTTGCCAGGGGTCCACCCTTTAACTTTCTTACTTAGGAAGTTCATCATTTGTGGCATTGTTTTTATTAGATGTGCCTTGTATGCTTCTGCTTCGCCTGAGCCTTCCGCCACACCTTGTTTGACACTTTTATACCCTTGCATATAAAAATATACTTCTTCTGGATGTTTAGCCTGCTTGTCTTTAAGTGTTGGCAAATATGTGCGTGGATTAGGTCTAGCACCACGAGTAGCATCCTTCACTCCGGCATCATACCAATGATTATTTTTTATTTCTTCTTCAGCCACATTCCACTTAGGACCTTCTGCTCTTCCATGACTTTGAGTACTTTGTTGCTCACGCTTCTTATCTCTCTGTGCTGCTGCCTTGGCAATAGGACTACCATGACCAGTTAGGTCTTTAGCCATATTACCCATTACATCATCTTGCTCTTCATCCATGCCCTGGCGAGCCTTCCATTTTGTTAGATACTCAAATTCTTGAGGTTGTAGTCTTTCACGGTTTTTAATCTTTTTAAGAATATCATCAATTTCTTTTGGATAATCATAATTGCGTATATCGGGTGTTTTTTTTCTAAATGGTAAATTACGTTCTTGACCTGCAAACCATGAACGCATATCAGCAGTTGCACCTTCTGACATGGTCACATGATGCTTATTCAACTCTTGTTTTAATGCTGATAATTTGTTTGGAGAACGAGCAATGGCATTACGTATCTCACCGGCTATGTGCTTGGGAATCTTACTTAATATATCATTAACAATCTGATCAACCTGTGCATTCTGTTGTCCGACTACATTGCTCTTAGGTGGCTTGATCACTGGTTCGTCATCTAGTTCATCATCGCCTTCTGCTTCAAGATCCATAATGTATCTTTCGTATTCTGCTTTGTTCTGCATCCAACGACGAGCATTTCTTGTCAGTTGTGGAGCATTGATTTGTTCGCCTAACTTGGCCAATATAGGAGGTAGATTATTAGCAAGGTTGCCAAATGATCTCTTCATTTCTATTTCACCGTTGGATTCTTCTCCACGTAAGAAGTCACGTAACTCCACGGTTCTACGGGTGTTGTATTTGCATAGGTCGTGAAGTTCATTATGTAGTCTGCCTATGTACATATTTTGTATCCAACGGCCGCCAACACCTGCTGCTACCATTCTAAAGCCACGACCTAGTTCGCCGTGATTCTCCATATACTTCTTAGCCTGGAATTTCATCGTGTCATAAACACTGGTAATAGGCTCGCCAATGTCATTGATGATTGCTCGTAGTGTGCTGTCAATGCTGGTACCTTCTACTAGGGCATTTAATACTCTTTGTTCTGCTATAGGAGCAGGGTCTGGTTGTGGCACAGGTGCCGGTGCTTGTTGTATTCCCATACCTTTCCTTGTTATGTCCATTAGGTGTTTAATCCAGTCAGCACCTAATTTTTGTACATCAAATCCTTGACTCCACACGGCTAATTGCTGTTGTTCAGTAGCGTTAGGATCTTTTAATATGTTACGTAGTCGAGTAAAACTCATACCAGTGCCACGTGGTGTTGGCTCTAATGTAACCTTAACATGTTCATATCCTGGAAACTTATTAACAGCCTTCATTAATGCCTGTGGCATGGTAAGACCTGCTTGATCCTCGCCTACCATAATAATAACATTGTCATAGCGTGGAGGCTTACCTGGAAGTGGATTGATTAACTCGTGTTTGATTTTTTGTAATAGTGATCCACCATCTTGGGTCACGGTGCTAATATTCTTAGCATATTCTGGATATAGTTTATGCCAGGTCTGTACTTTGACTGGCGGTGGAATAGGATCATCTTTGCCCTGTGCATTGCCAATAAACAAATATGGATCACCTCCTACTGCTGCTGCTTTTTTAGTGGTATAATCCCAAAGTTGTTCATGACCGATATGTCCAACAAAACTTCCAATAGCAACTACTGCGGTCTTAGCCTCGCCTCTTGGACGCTCTGTTCTTGCATTTACTTTAGCAGCATTCTTGGCAGTGATAACATCACGTTGTTCTTGACTGGTTACTTTAATAGGACCAAGGCGACTATTGATAACAATACCTTCATAGTCTTGTCCTAACAAATCTTTGCCTATGATGTTAGGATCGTTAATGATTGCTTTTTCTAATGCTGCTGCCACAGGTTCTAATGCTGCCTTAACTTGTCGTCTGGCTTCTAATTTGTTGCTGGCCAACATGGCTTTTAATTCGTCGATATTCTCTACAGGCGGAACTAATGCTGTAACATCCAATGCTTCATTTTGTGTTAGGCTGTTGTCAATGAACATGACACTGCCGGATTGTCCTACACTGGTTAGTTCTTGTACAATTTTATTTGAGTTAGGTAAATCATCACCTGTGGTAGCATCTGTAATACGGAATGGTACTAATGCAAGTTTAACACCCGATGGTAATTTGTCGTAGTGTATGCCCACAAACTTTAATTTGCCTTCTGGAGTTTCTGTGGCAAATGGCAGATACAATACTTCACAGGTCACTTGTTTATTGACTAAAAATCCAGGGCCTAACTTGCTATCGACTAACTTAACAGCCTTCATCATCTCTTCAAACAATTGATCAAACAATTCTGCACGACCTAATACTTCTGGATCAGTAGTGCCTTTCTTTTGATGATATGCTACAAAGCCTGGTTCGTATCTTGGTTCTGTTCTACTGGTGCCCATGAAAGGCCGACCTTCGGAATTCTTACCAAATCTACCACCGAATCCATCTACTTTGACGTTTAAAGGGATGTTTTCAAGTTTAAAATTGCCGTTTCCGTCATGAATTTCGTCTAATAAATCTAACAAGTCAGCAGGCTTAAGATCGTGCAAGTGTGGCATACCTTTACGGAATTGTGCTTTGACCTGTGCCTCTTCTCTTAGACCTTGTTTTTTCATTGCAGCACGTGGTTGCTTTTCACCTGGATTGGCTTTTCTAAATGCTTCTACTTCTTCAAAATCTTTAATATATGCCTTGCCCATATCTATAGCAGTTTTTCTTAGATTATTTAATTTACAAATTTTAATAAAGTTATCTATTGCAGCAAATTTAATTTCTTGATCTCGTTGTGGATCACCTTTGGTAATCATTTGAGCGCCCGGTTCAAAACATAAGTTTAAAAATGACATGAACACTTTTTCTTTTGCTGCTTGATCAGGTATATATTTGTTAATTAATTCAAGTGCGCCTAAGAAACTCTTTTGCAATTCTTTATCATTGCCTTCTGGGTTTGCACCAAAGAAATAATAGAATTGTTTATCTAATTGCTGTATATAAGTTCTTTCAGGCGCTGGGATCAATCTTTTGTAAGGAACATTATCTTGGTGAGTCATTTTCTCACCAGTAGTAGGATCGGTATGTATGTATGGTTCGTACTTTTGACTTAATCCACCACCTTGTCCGCTGGCCACTGCAAATGATAAATCGTTATCATCAACATTTGGTTTAATATTAGTTTTTGTTTTTAATACATTAACTTGATGTTTAATACTACCATGTGCAGCAGTTAATGCTCTATAGATATATTTGTGGAATACACCTTTAATACCTGCCTGAATATCATTCCATTCTGAACTATGGCTGAACCTATACCATTCGTCCGGTGTATCTGTTTCCGGAGCATAACGACCAAGTTCAAAATCTATTTGAATTTTAATTGGAGGATCTTGAAATTGAAACAATGCATTAAGTTGTTCATTGCCTTGAGTAAATCCTAGTAATGTTGCATCGCCTATTGGTTTGTGATTATAAGAAGTTAAAAATTCTCTAAGTTCTGGTTCGAGTTCTTTGTTACATTGTGTATCAATGTCGCCTACTTTGGGTTTATGTTTGGCAAATTCTTTATCACTAATACCTGCGGTATTAAAAAAGTGCAAACTGCTTCCACCTAAAAACTCTTTTGATTGAAGTAACGCTGGATTCCATATCGGTTTTTTGTATTGACCATAGAAAGCAGCATTTACGTCATGTAATAACTTATCCAATAGCCCTACCATAAATGTACGGTTATGAACTTTAAGATCAATTTCGTCTGCTTGATAGGGGGTAGTGGGATCGTCTGGATTAGGTAATTCTAAATTACCACCCTCAGATAATGCTAATTTAGGATTTCTAAATAGTTCATTTAATATCACAGCATTATCCTAACTTGTATTTGTCTTTTTTAATATCCTCACGATAATGATCGTGTAGTCTATGGCACATGTCATCTCTCATTTCTCGAGGAAATTCTTTGCCTAACTTGCCTTTTAATTCGTTATCGTGATGGTATTCTTTACAACCTTTAATAACCATTGGCATATATATTTCTAATACTTGCTCGGGTGTGCATTCTTTTAACTTTTTAACTTTATTAGCAATAGGATGGAAGTAGTCTTTATGTAATTTATCGTGATCGATAATATACCAAAATAGTTCGTCAGCACGTTTGTCGTCATCAGTATTTTGACCATGCTTGCTGATCTCCATAGGTTTGTTAAAAAATTCTGTAAGTTTCATAATTTATTATACCGAAGAATTACCACCGTCTATATCTAAGTTAATTATTTGTCCGCCAACTGGTAATGTTAAATTACCAGTTGTATCAAAGGTCCAAAACGCTTCCATGCCAAATCCGGCACGTAGTTTAATTTTTTGATCAGGACCAGCAAAGATATTTAATGCACTAGTAGAAGTAGTAATTCCATAATCAACTGATTCAATATATGCATTGCCGTATGGGTGTAGAGTTACTCGGCCACCATTAACTTGGAGGTTTCTTGGAGTAGTTAATTTACCATCTTCTCTAAGCACCACATGTTCATTACCATTAACTAATTGACTTGTAGTGGAAGTACTAAGAATGTCGGTAATGTTTGCATTAATGGCATCGATGCTTGTATAAACTTCGTCAAAGTTTGCATTTGTTTTTGTAAATGCTGAGCGTAGGCTTTCCCCATCACCTGAATATTCTCTTGATCCTACGTTTATGCTTTGTTGTGCCATAGTGATTCCGTTATCTGTTTATACTTATACCATTCATCACACCTTGTGTGAATTCGATGATACGTCCTCTGACCCATACAAAATTTCCAGTAAAATTATAAGATTTTGATGTGGTAGTTTCTTGTGTATATCGAGTGCTATCTACACCTGCAATTGTAGCCGCACCCGAAGTATCTACAATATATCGACTAGTAGGTGCTGTGAGTGTAATTGTAGCCCAGTCTGATTCTGTAGGTTCTGATGCAAGTGTTCCTTGCATTTCTACAGTACCAATAAATCCTGCTACGCTCCAAAATACAGTATGTAATCCGTCGCTATTACCAAAGTAACCGTCACCTTTGATACGCTCGCTGTTATAAATCAGCGCAGTAGTACCAGTATTTGGGTACTGAACCTGTACTGAATCGTATGTAGTGTTACCGTTTGGGATTTTAAATATTAGATTTTGACTTAATGCTGGCATAATAAAGTATTTATGCTGTTACTAAGTTCTCCCGTAGTATGAATTCTTCTACTCTTTTGACATTTCCACTGGAATGTAGTCCTACCATAGTTAATGTATGTGAGTCCTTGACGTAGATAAAAGGGTTATATACCCATCTTTTGCCACTCTCTAACCACGCTCTGGATCCTTTACTTATATCTATAATGTTGGGATTCTTAATAGCCCATGCTAGGAATCTAACCCTATCTTCTGTTTTCCAGGATTCTTTAAAATAAATCCTATATTGATATATATCTTTAGGTAATACATCACGTAGGATTTTTCTATACCCATTATCTAGCATATAATTAAGTTCTTCTTTGGTAGTAGGACCCGATACTTGTTGTACCCAGGGTGAAACAGCATTATAGATATTTTCTAACAATGTACGATCTTTACAATATATGTTATAGCGTCTGCCTTCAACCCTAACTTGTAATTGTTCTTTGAGTTCTAAAAATGGTTCTATGCCAGTAGTAAATTCCAACAAAGCAGACTTATCTTTTAGGCTTAATCTGTCATTGCTTTGCCAACTCCATAGTGTAGGAGTTGGTTTACCAAGACAGAAATCTTTAGTTATTTCTGCTCCTAGCCATTTTAATCTACTAGCCCCACTAATATAGCATTCTATTTTGTAGGGCCATTTATTGTAGAATAACTTACTGGAGTTCAGTTTCTGTATCTGCATTTTTTTCAACCTTAATAATAGGTAATACTTCAATGATGTTAAGTTTAAGTTTACTATCTTCAATGGATACTTCAACAACTCCACCATTAGTTAACTTACCAAATAAGATTTCTTTGCTTAATGGTTTTTTAATCATATCATCAATAGTACGTTGTAATGGACGAGCACCCATTTTACTATCAAATCCTTTCTTAATCAGATACTCAATAGCATCATTATTGGGTTTTACATGTATGTTCTTATCTTTAACCAATGCATTTAAATCATCAATAAACTTCTTAACCACTTTAATCATGCTAGTTTGGTCTAACTTACCAAACTTAATAATGCCATCTAAACGATTTCGGAATTCAGGTGCAAAGAATTTGTTTACAGCGTCCTTCGGATCACCGTCACGCTCTAAACTACCAAATCCTACGCTGTTCTTTTCAGCATCAGCAGCACCTAAGTTACTGGTCATAATGATAATAGCATTACGACCATCCGCTTTCTTACCATTGCTACCAGTAATAAAGCCATTATCCATTAATTGTAGAAGAACAGTAAGTACATCTGGATGTGCTTTTTCTACCTCATCTAACAATAATACACAATTAGGGTGTTCTTGTAGTCCGGTAATCAATTGTCCAGCATTATCATCAAACCCTACATATCCGGGGGGTGCACCAATAAACTTGGCTACACTATGTTTCTCTTGAAATTCACTCATATCAAAGCGAATCATTTTGATTCCCATATTTGATGCAAGTTGTTTAGCAACTTCAGTCTTACCTACACCAGTTGGACCAACAAATAAGAAACTTCCTACAGGTTTATTGAATGCTTTAAGCCCTGCCTGTGCAATGAAGATTTTGTCTAGCAGTGTTTCGATGGCTTTTTCTTGCCCGAATACTTTGTTTCGCATACCTTTTTCAAGTCCTGCAAGATTTGCACCTTCTTTAGAGTTGATTTGTTCTAAAGGTAAATTAGCAATCTTTGCTACTTCAAACAATATTTCATCATGGTCTACTACACCGTTTTCTTCATCTTTAATTTTAAAGCGAGCACTAGCACAATCGATAAGGTCAATTGCTTTGTCAGGCAATTTTTTATCGGTCATATACTTAACTGAGTATGTTACTGCATCAGTTAGTGCTTGATTAGTGATTTTAACACCGTGATGTTTTTCGTAATACTTGCGTAGACCTTTAAGGATTTTAATAGTAGTAGACTCATCCGGCTCGTCTACAGTAACACGTTGGAATCGACGCATTAGAGCACGATCTTTTTCAAAGTGTTTACGGAATTCTTCCCATGTAGTACTAGCAACAACTTTAATAGTACCTTTGCTTAAAGCAGGTTTAAGCATATTTGCCATATCATTGCTACCACCACTATTAGCACCAGCACCATTCATCATATGTGCTTCGTCAATGAATAGTATGCAATTCTTTTTCTTTTCTAATGCACCTAATACCATCTTTAAGCGTTCTTCAAAGTCACCACGATATTTGCTGCCTGCTAACAATGCACTTATGTCTAAACTATAAACAGTATGGTCTTGAATAAATTTAGGAACATTACTTTCGTAAATTTTACGTGCTAAACCCTCTGCAATAGCAGTCTTACCAACACCCGGATCACCGATCAACATAACATTGGCTTTATTTCTACGTGCTAGCACTAGTTGTACTTCTTCTATTTCTTTTTCACGACCGATAACAGGATCGATCTTTTTAGATTTTGCACGAGCACTTAGATTAACACAAAATTGATTAAGCATACGCTCAATCTGAGGACTGACATTAGTAGGGGTACCTTCCTCAACTTCTTCTTCTTTTGAATATTCTTTTTGTATATAATTTATAAATTTATCTTTATCTATATTTGCTTTACGAATAAAATAGTTTGCATAACTTTTCTTTTCTGCAAACATACTAATGAAGCAATCAACTGGTTCGATTATTTGTCTACCAGCAAATAATGTTTGTGAGAATGCACGATTAAGTATTCTTTCAACTGCTTGTGTTTTTTTAGGCCTATCAACACTGGTGTTAACTATTCCACTTAATTCATCTGTGATATATTTTTCAAGATCAACGATGAGTGTTGTAACATCTGTACCAAAATTGGTTAATAATTTAGCAAACGGTTCATTTTTAACCATACTATAAAGAAAATGTTCTAATGTAATAAATTCATGATTATGTTCATTAGCGAATCTAACTGCTGATTCAAAAATTTCTTCGAGGTCTTTATTTGGTTGTAGCATTATTTGTATTTTCTCTTTACTTTAGTTTTCTTAACTGCCATTGCCCATTTAAGAGCACTGACTCTATCTTGGAATGTAATTCCCTCTAGATGATCATATTCATGTAAGAAGCACTTACAGTTATAACCATCAAACTCGCCCTCCTCAAATTCTCCTCGGCTATTTTGCCAACGAGCCTTAATTGCTTTAGGTCGTTTAATATTAACATAGATCTTAGGAAAACTCAAACATCCTTCTTCTATGTCGGCAATTTCTTCTGTATTTGCAATTATTTCAGGATTAAAAAATGCTTGAGCAGACTCAGCATTTACTCTATGACCCATAACAAACACACGAGTATTAATACCCACTTGATTAGCCGCAAGTCCGATGCCGTCATGTTCAAACATCATTGCTAGCATTGTCTTTTCAAGTTCTATCGGATCCTTAATAGGATTAGTAAAATCAAAATCAGGCATACGTTGCCTGAGTATAGGATCTGGAAATTTTACAAGTTTTAACATAATATTTGATTAATAAGTATTTTTTGTTCATCTGTTAAATTAGTTGGTACAGTGATATTAATATTTAATAACAATCGTCCTCTCATATAGAAATTAGACATATTAGGCATTCCGTATCCTTGCACAGCAAGTGTTTGACCATGCTGTGTACCAGGCGCAATTTCAATTTCTAATGTTTTGCTATCTATAGTGTCAAATTGTAAAGTTTTACCTACAATTGCATCTAAACAATTAATAGGTAAATTTCTAACAAGATCGTCGCCTTGCCTTTGATATATATTATGTGGTAATACATGTACTGACAAATGTATATCACCTCTTGGCATATTTCCAATGCTATCATCCCCCATGCCTGCCAGTCTCAATGTAGTACCGTCACTAACACCTGGTGGAATTTTTACCTGCAATATTTGTTCTCTACCTGATGGCAATTGTATTGTTGCTAACAGTTCTTTACCATGAAATGCTTCTTCTAACAATATCTGTGTTTGCAAGTTTAAAGTTCTATTTCTAACAGGTTGCGGCCTGCGGCCACCAAACATATGATCAAATGGAGATCCGTTTCCTCCAAACATATGACTAAAAATGTCTTCAAATCCTGGAGGCATTCCGCCTTGTTGATGAAATCCTTGGGGTGCTGGATTATCGTATTGTTGACGTTTTCCATCGTCACTCAATGTTCGATATGCTTCTTCAATTTGTTGAAATTTGGCAGTATCACCACCTTTATCTGGATGATGCTGTCCTGCTAGTTTTCGATATGCCCGTTTAATGTCTTCCGGACTTGCGTTTCGATCTACGCCTAAAGTTGTATAATGGTCCATAATAATATCTCTCTAATAGAAAAAGGTATAGCATTTATAATACTATACCCTTTGTAGATTGTCAAGACTTTTTATTTCTTAACTGGAACTTCTGTCCCCTCAAGTTTTTTGTGAACTTTAATTTTTTTACACGCTTGGACTGCTTTGCCGTCCTTCATTACAGGCTTGCCAGCCTTGTCCAATTTATCTTTACATACTTCTTTCATTTCTCCACCAGCATATGCTGTACTAGAAATGATACCTAAAAGTAATACCGCTAATAATTTATTCATTTTAATGCTCCTTTATAACATTGGTTGTTGTGGTTGTACTGGCGCTGGTCTTCCACCAAATCCTGTAACGACTGGTTGGGGTCCACCCGCTGCCGCTCCAAATCCTGAACCACCATTAAAGCCTGTTGGTGCTGGTGAACTAAAACCGCCGGAGTTGCCAAAGCCTCCTGTTGTCTGAGAGCCAAATGCTGTTGAGCCGCTTGCTGGTGAATTGAATCCGCCATTGTTCATTCCTCCTACATTGACTGTGTTTTGTGCCCCAGGCGGAACATAAGTTGTTCCCATTCCTGGCTGTCCTAATCCGCCATTGTTTGCTCCACCTAATTTTTCTTGTGTGCGGCCGTATGCAGCAATACCTAGTACAGCACCCATGGCAATATGGAACAATCCTGCACCTTGTAATGTTAATGGTTGCCATTGTGAATTAATTGTTCCATGACTAAGACTTTGTAGTAGGCTCCATAGTACAGGAAACAACATAAAATCACATGTACAAACAGCCATATACATCCAACCCATCATTGGCCGCCATTTACTATTCATCCAATCTTCTTTTTTCTTTTCGCTTTCGCTGATCTTTTCTACAGTTTCGTCCGCCATAGTGTGCTCCGATTAAGTGTACTGATATTTATCATAATAACCCAATAAATAGTTGATGCATTTTAATATAATCATTACTTTCAACGATCTATTGTTTTTACTAGGGTGTGTGCCATTGGTTATGATATTTTGGGTAATGTTTAAAGATTGGTCAAACGATAGAAATAGGTATTAACCACCGTTCTTGCTGGCCTTCTCTAATTCTTTTTTCTGTTCTTGCTCTCTAGCCCATTGTTGTTCTCTACGAATTTTTAAGGCTTTTGCCTGTGCAGCCTCGAATGCTTTCTGTTCTTCTGCCATACTGTAAAACTGAACTCCGAGCATGATAAATGCAGTAATAACAATCCCGCCGGCAAATACATACAAGGCCAGCATAAAATATTTGGCCATCTTTTCTTTATGTGCTTGTTTGGCTTTTGCCAGTGCTTCTTCACCATCACGCTTTTCTTTAAGCAATCTGGTACGCTCTTTAATCATTTCTTCCCAAATTTGTGGCTTGCCAAGTTGCCAATAGATCATGTCCTTGAGTGCTCTTTCATCCTCACGTAGTTGATTACTGTGCATGGCAAACTCAAGAGCCTGACGACCAAGTTGAGCATCACTTTTACCCATGGAACCGTGCTTGGCCTGAATACTGGCCATATGAACTTGATCAGCAGACTCAAAGAAATGCCCTACTTGCCCAATGATGCTATTAACATCCTTGCCCATAGCAATGGCTTGTTTAATGCCACTAATCGCTGATTGTGCTGCTGAAAAGGCAAGACTTATACTAATTGGATCAATCATATATTATCCGCCTAATTTACATATCTCCGGATACAATCTACCAGAACAATCTTTCTTGGTCCATTCAACACAGGTTACTCGCCCTTCAAATGGACTACTTGACCATTGCCATTTTACGCAAACCCATACTTCGTTTTTTTTCAATATTTGATCAGATGAGGCTGTAAGGAATACAACCGCTAATGCGGATATCAGAATACCCGATTTGAAAATCCACATTAGCCTGCTCCATAATAGTATGCTATTATTTAAAGAAGCAGCAGGTAAAGTTAAGTATGTAGTTAAGTTACATCCAGAGCCAAATGCCTTGACTCATCAGTATGGCACCAATTAACCCAACACCAATGCTGGCCCAGAACATGCCCATACTGACTGCAAGTATAGCAGCAGACAACAGGACAATGCTGAGTTGGAATGCAGATCCTGAAAATGTCAGCCATGGACCGTGTAGTTTAGCCTCATCACGAGATGCTTCTAATGCTTTGGCTTTGACAAATAGTTCTCGCTTGCCTTCACCTTTTTCAGTATCACTTTCATATCGATCTATTTTAGCAGTTAGTGCTGCTACTTTTTTGGCATCGTGGCGTGCCTCTGCATCATCACGTGCTGCTTCTGCTATAGTTTGTTTGATACTTTTGGCCTGATAAAAATTCCATGTATCGTTGGCTTTGATAGTATTGGTTAATATGCTGCTGCTGTAACCATTGGCAAGATATGTATTCACTGCCAACAATGCTGCTACCACAGTGATCACCCAACCTGCCTTGTCTTTAATGTGTGCTTCTCTTTCGCTGCGTGACTCCATGTTATGCTCCTTTATCTTTTGCCAAATACTTTGTATTCAAGTAGGTCAATGCGGCTATCCAAATCTGCTCGGGCCAAGGCCGAGTCTTCACGGATTTTTGCTCGGCTCAATGCTGATTCTTCTCTCAGGGCAGCAAAATCTTTCACACGCTCCAGG